TTAGTTACATTCATCTGTTATTAGCTCCCATTTAATTTTTCCTTCTGGTAATTTCCACATTTCCCATTCCTTTATAGGAAGTTCATTGTCAATCATAATTTTAAGTGATAAACATTGATCTAATAAATCCACTTCAAAGTAATATGCTAGGTCTGATTTCTCAATGAATTCAATATTTAAATAGTTCTCATTCTCCAGTCTCTTAACGATTAACTGTTTTACTTTGTCTGTATGCGTCATTTTTTATGTCCTCACTTTTTTATTAATTCAATTGTTTAACTATCATAGTTTGTGCCTCGGCTATCATTTTTTGAACGTAATTATCTACTTTATCATTATTATCTAAATATTTTATTGTAACAAAAATATCATCTTCAATTCTCTCTCCCGATACCCAAGCAATTACTTTTCCCTCTTCCATGTCATCTTCTGTTTGCCATGCATCTATTTGAATAATTAATTTGTTTGAATCAACTTCTTCTAAATAATGTCTTAATTCGTTATATCTACTCATACTACCCTCCATATATAATAAAACTGTGTTTTTATCTTATTAAATTCATTATTTTATATTACATTAGTTAATTATCATCTATCATATCCCCTGTTTTCGGATCATAAATGTTAATTCGCCCATTCTCCTTATGTTCGTAAATCTCTAGACCGTCACCAGTTTTCCCATTATAGCTCCACTGATCTTTTCCTAACACTCCTCTTCTATGTGCTATACCAATCATTTTTAGCCCCCTCCTTTTTATAATGCTATTAAGGATTATTGATTATTTTACTATAAGATATGACATCGACTATCAATTGTTTCCCTCTTGTATAAAAGTAAATACCCGTCATCATGGTTTACAGCTATTTCCCCACTTCTTGTTGTCCTAACCGCTCTTCGCTCTTGTTTATTACTAATAAACTCATCGGAGATTGGCGCACCGTTTTCAATCTTAATTCGCTGGATTATTGCACTCTTTTCTGTTGTTTTGATAACTTGATATGCCTTCCTTATTTTATCAGTGCCGCTATAACTTATTACCAGAACATCACCCGAATGAAAAGGATTAATTACTTGTCCTTTTTGTTCTTTCCATCCTTCTGGTACTTTAACATCTCGTATATCTGCATAGGTATATTTAAGCGTATATGGCACATGTGAAAATTTTACTTCAATCGTCTTTAAATTAGCTTTTGCTACTAATCCCCATTCTTTACGTATCTGAACAAGATATCCAGTTTTTATGTTTTTTTGTTGTATTCCACTCCTCCTAGTTCATCCATGCAATTTTCCATATAGGCTAGTTTATCTAATTCATATTCCATTTTGAATAGTAGTTCTGTTTTCCATTCCTCATTGCCTCTTTCTTCTGCTATTACCATTTTACGTTGTAAAGCTCTAATATTTTTGTTACATTCTTCAATCCTGTTATTTAGATATGATTTATTTTTAAGTTGAGTCATATTTGCTGTTTGTAATGCTGTTATGGCTTTTTCCTTGAAATAATTACTTTTTCGATATTCTGAAAATCCTTTCTCGTAACGGTGAATTAATTTCTGTTTTTGACGCTCAAATCTTTCAGACCCTTTATGACCTTTAATAATTGGTTGTGTTACCCATGACCAATCTTTTGCAGCTTCATTAAATCCTGCTTGTAAGTTTTCCGCTCTATGTTTCGCATTAACAGCATGTTGTTCAAATCGTTCTGCTCTAACTTCTGCTTTCTTTGCTTTCCGTTCTATCTCTTCAGCGTAAGTAAGACGTTCCCCAACTTTTCCACCATCTGAAAAGCCTAGTTTTTCTGCTGTTCTGATTGCTGAATAATGATTTTTAACACTACGGGAAACCCACGCAGAAGCCTTACTGCTCCACAAGTAAAAACTTTTTAGTTCTTTCTTTTCTTCTTCTGTTAATGCCTTGTAGTCCGATTTTTCAAAGTGTAATTCGATTTTTCTCGTTTCACGGTTTAAAACGTACTCCTTGTTATTCATTTTCAATTTCCTCCTAAGTAGGTTTTTTCGTTCTATGCTACGTCTATAATGCTATTTGTAATTGGATCTAACAATTTAATTAAGGCATTATCTTTTCTAGCTTGTAATAGTAGTTCTTCTGTATCATCATATGTATATTCACAAAGCAACTCCGGTAAATTTACTACCTCTTTCAACCACTCTTCTTTTACTTCGAACCAAAATGATCCATTTAAGCTGTCTACATTTGAGATAGGAAGCAAATATTGAATGTTGCTAGCATAAGTATTAAGAGTAATTGTTTTGTTCATGTTTTCATCCTCCTTTATATTTGAACCACCTGAGAAGCTGATCGCTCCTCAACGCTTTGAGCTTAAGGTCTATTTATACTCGCTCAATCGAGTTTAATTCATTATTTTATTTTATATCACTTTGATAATAACAATTGACCGTATATAACTTGATTCTTCATTTTCTGTAATCTAAACCATTTTGAAGCCATTATTACAAGCGCTGTTTTTGAAATTGTATTATTCATAAGTTGCACCTCTATACGTTATTTTGTTTTATTTATTTGATACGATTTTCGTTTCGTTCTTATGTTTATATAATACACCGGAACTAATTTCGTGTCAATATATTTTTGGAACTTTTTTCGTTTCAATTTTTGTGCTATAATCCATTTAGAAAGGAGGCTTGCTGCGTGACTAAAAGGAAAGATGCTCGCATACCAAAACTTAAAGTAAAGATCAATCTTGAAAGGCTTATATTAGAGAAACTAGGAGAGCGTAAACAAAGAGAATTTGCAAGGAAGATTGATAGGCGCTTTGGAACAATAAATGATATGTGCAATAATGAATCCAAACAATTACCGCTTGATATATTAGCTCTAGCTTGCGAAGAGCTGAATGTACAAATAAGCGATATACTAGAACTTGTTGAGAACCCCGACTATCCAGCAAATTAAAAAACTTCCTACTCAGTTACTTGAGTAAGAAGCTTTTTTTATATAATGAAAGGCAGATTTTATAAGAAAAAAGAAAGGACTAATCAGCATTTGACTAGTCCACTTTGCAAATATATATTTGCCATCCAGATGTTTGTAATTATGTAACGATTATACTCTAATTAGTCCAACAAGATGAAAATAAAGTGAAATTATCGAAACTACAGCCACAAAAATTAGAGAAGTTCCCTGCTCAGGGGGGTTCATATAAAGTATCACAGCCCAAAATGATGTGATAATAACTGAAAAGGTGATACAGAACGCAATATGATATTTTGAAATATAGAGTTTGACCCCAAAATAAACAAGAAAAACTAAACTTAATATAACTAAAGTATTTATAAAAATAGTACTCCATGCATAATGAACGATACCACATAGAGCGATAAACAATTCAGCCATTATAGCCCAAAAAAACGAATCCGCTTTCTGTTCAAAAAAATAGCCTCTCCAAAAGTTCTTAGTTCCCCTATGGTATTTTCTTCCAACATTAAAACTCTTCCAAAAACTATCCCACATAGTTCCTCCCGTTGATGTCTGTAGAATTTGTGATTATGTATTATCTAAGACTTATTCTACTATAGTGGAAGAAGCACTGCATCCCCTTATCTAACTTATAGGCTCTCTTGAAAAGAAGCAATGATACTTTTTGGTTCATCTTCAGTTAAAAATATTCTACAGTGAGCTGGCGATACACTATCTGTTTTTTTGTGCTTCACATACAAGATATAAAATCTACTTGTTTTCATAATTTGATATACATAACCTTTATGCTCAATTACATCTCCAATAGGTGTAAATATGAATCTTTTCCATGCCATTCTAGATGCATCTTTAACAATGCAATCAACTTCAACCATCATTTCTATTCCATTCATAAGCATAACACTATATTCATCATTTGATTTGCCTGTGATGAATCCATATTCCCCTTCAAAATTACCTGATACAATTTTGATTAATTGACCTATTACATATTTGATTATCATAAATTATCACCACTTTTCATTAAGTGTTAATATTTTAATTTACATTTAATTTCTATAAGAATATACTTTTCTCTCATAACCCAACATGTTGGGTTATGAACAACCCTTTTACGTAGTAAAATGGTTGTTGTATCTTTTATGTTTTTGTCTTTAATTTATTATATATTTTATCTTTTTTATATAACCTTTCCTTTAAGACTTACAGCCAAAAAACCCAGTGATATCAACACTTTTTTTTTCGATTTATTGCTTTTAAAGCAATAACTTTTTATTTGATCTCATTTTCTAACCATTTTATTAATAAATCTCTCATACGTTTACTTGGTATATACAAATTGATTTCATTTCCTTCTCTTATAGCTGACCTCCATATCCACTGCAATAATTCCTGAAGGGCATATAAATCATCATTCACCTTTACCCCTTTAGACATAAAATAGTTTGCAATGACTGGATGTAAAAAACGATTAATAGTATATGCTAATGCTATCCTATCTTTATATTCATTAGTTGCTCGACTTGTACATGAAACGAATCCTTTTGCATATCCTTTCCCTTTTAATTTACTTTCGTAGTCAGCAAAGGTAGTCCACATGTTGAATATTGACTTAGACTTTAGTTTATTAGTAAAAAAATTCAAAACATTATTTTTTAATTTGCCATGCATATGCTTTTTTTCCTGATACCACTTTTTTGATAATGAATGTTCTTTGTCTCCTATTTTATTTAGTTCTTCTCCTTGGTAAATATGAATTTTCTCTTTGAAGAAATTTTTTATTTCTTTATCATTATGATCAACGCTTTCAATAATTTGATATATACCATCAACCTTTAATGCAATATACTTTTGATATTCAATATTATTAATGTCATAATAGTACTTTTGAAATTGCGCCTCAAACATGTAAGTCAATACGAAAACTTCTTTAAATTGAGTAAATATTTCTGCTGGAAATGTCCATAAAAGCATTTTACCGTTATGCAATACTAAATTGTGATTTAAGGCGTATCTTCTTATGAGCTTAAATTCTCCGTCATAGACACCTTCTTTTTGCTCCTTATCAGTATTCCAATAAATAACGCCTTCTTTTTCGTACATCCATTGATTTTCGAAAAGCATATTTATGTCATGTGGTTTAATATGTAATTCTTTAACAACTTCTATTACTTCATCCAAAATTAAAACGTAATTACCACTATAGATTAATTCCCTTGTTTCTTCTGTAGCCATTTGGAACAATACATGAGTTGTTACAATATTTTTATTATCTTTAAGCAAGTTGTGGAATGAGTCTAGCTTATAAAATGTTTCTCCGTCTTTTGAAAAAACCTTTGGATCGTAAAACTTTCTAACTGAACAAAACTTCTTTATACGTTCCACTTCTGGTAAATAAGGTGTAATGTATATGTAGTTATTTTCTGTGTCTGAGTTGATCATGTTAATAGCTGCTGATGATTTCCCACTACCCATAATGGAATCTACTACTTTGATAATCGGTTTGGACATTTATTCACTCCTTTAAATTGTGTTATTATTCGTAAAGATCAATGCTAATAGTTTGATCATCGTTCTTGCGTGTATCGTAATCAATCTTCATGCTATCAAGAACATTGGTAATTAACACAATCATATCATCTTGCGAGAATGCATCATTGTCGTTAGCAACAGTTACAGTGTTTTCGTTATTGAGTATAGTTATATAATTAGCAAATTCATTAAACATATAAGTTTACCTCATTATATATTTTTAATTTATATTCAACCATCAAGGATGGTTATTGCTTCTTTTTAATCCCTATTGCATAGATAAGAGTTCCAACACTGATGATAAAGATAATCCATACTAATATAGTGAGATAATTCATTGGGCTTGTCCCCTTTCGATATTGTTCTCACTACATTATAAACGAATGATAGATCGAATATGACTACTGCCTAGCGACGTTTTGAATTAGGTTTGATTGCATAAATTAGAATAGCAATACTTACTAAAAAACCAAGAGACATTAGTATAGTGATTATATCCATTGCAATCCTCCTTTGACTGTTATACAAGTCAATGATATGATGATAGGGAGTCAAGGGAAAGGGTGTTCCCTTAACTCATAATACCCATAGTTTTACTTACGCTTCCCTTTTCGGGAGGCTTTTTCGTTTTGTTGAGATAGATTTTGTTGAGATAATTTGAAATCTATCTCTGCTTTCTTTGCATCCCATAATGCTTTCTTAGCTTCTTGTCTAGCCTTGATTGTGTTATAACGTGCTGTACTCTTATTGTAGGATACAACGGCAATAGTGATAACATTCGATATTATCGAAAGAGTAAGCAAGACTATTTTATCAATCTCCATTGAATCACCCTTCTATAGTGATTATGTATACTCTCTTTGCTTATATAGCAAGCATCTCCTTTATGGTTAGTTTAGAGGATTATAAGTAGATAGTTAGAGGTATGTATCGTGGAAAACGTTGTATTATCTGAGGTTCTTTATATTTATATTATACCATATCTAAGTAGTTTTGTATACATATTTTTATATTCTATTTGAGTGTATATGTGATAATTATATGGGGTGGAGTTGAATGGATCGGGATTGAGGAGAGTGTGAAGTGTTCGGCTCCGGCTTACCTGTTATAAAGCGAATAGGTTTATATATTAGCTATATATTGCATTCTGGATTCCCCTAAAATAGCTGAAATGTTTATGCTCATCTTCTATGGAGGGTTTTATATAGACATTTATATATAATGGCGCATTACATCAACACAAAGACCAATTTATATATAATGTATCTTATATACAAAATAAAAAGCCCTTAAACAAAGGCTTATAGAGGTATGGGGGGTACTTTTACATCCAAAAACAGAACAATTGTTCGCGTTTTGAGTGCAACACTTCCACTTCCACACCATGAAATTTTGATCGTAAATTGGATCGTAAGCATATCGACAAACTCTAATAATATCAACACTTTTCCCCTCTTATCACTCCCATCAAAATTTGCAGATTTACCTATTTCGACCTCATAAATCACCACTTTCCCCTTGATATAGCTACCTTTTAACGATACAGAGAACACGATCATAGATATTACACCCTAAAACCACAGTAAATTTCCCAAAAACCCTTATACTATCTACATGTCACGATACGTTTTTTAAAAAACAAAAAAACGCAGCCCTAAATTGCTACGTTTACCCATGTACTTACACGCTATTTATTAATTTTTCTCGCAATTTCTGCCTTAATTCCCATATCTAGTCCTTGAATGACATTAATAATTTCCTCTTTAGTCATCTCTTCTAACTTAGACAAATCAATCTCTTGCCCAAGTAAAAAGGAAGGCATCATCTTATAATCATGAATAGAGTCTGTATAAATGTTTAAAGTTGTACTTGGATTCGCATGATTAGCATGCTGCTGAGTAATTTTTACATCTTTAAATACTTTTTGAGTCGTATCTACACTACCCTTTTTAAATGAGTGAAACGTTATCTTTCTATCCTTAGAAATTTGTAATTCTTCACATGCTTTAGCAATGGCATTATTTAATGTAGCTTGGGATCTTATAGTGAATACTCTTTTTTTCTTTTCGTGTGCTTCTATAAATTCCATTAGTTCTTTGTAAATATCAATTGGAATAGGTTTATTGTCTAGTTTTCCTTTTTTGTCATAAGCTTTAATTACTGGTACTTCATTATTTATTAAGAGTATTTCGGTACGTTCCAAATTGAACAGTGCATTTTTTCGAATTGCTGTTTGAGCTGCTAATTTTAAGATTAATGACTTTTCCCATCCATTCCTCTGATTCTTAACCTTAACTATAATTTGTTGCATTTCATTCCAAGTTAAAAAGCCGTTAGGTTTAGAATCATTTTCTGTTAAGGTAATAAGCTTAAATACTGAGGAGTCAACTTGATAGTTGTACTTTTTTAAAAAATCGTACAATGATTTCATTGCATACATTTTTGTATTAATAGAAGAATTTGTGTATCTTTTTTCACCATTTTCATCTTTTAAGTTAGATAAATAATCTCTATACTCTACAACCTCTTGTCTTGTAACAATCAAATCGTCACTACGTAATTCATTTAGTTTTTTTCTTCTTGTGTAGCCAAAAAATTGTTCAATGTGCTGTTGGTAACTCGTAGCAGTATTTTTACTAGCTCCCCTTCTCTCTTTTAATATCGATAAAATTGCTTTATGTACAGTTGGGGTATGGAATCCAACTACTTTTGTATAGTCTTGGGTACTCTGTCTAATCATTTAATCCCCTCCTCTATGTAAATTATATAAGAGGCATTTCTAAAATACAATATAAAATTATGTATTGATTAATCATTAAAATAGAGTTATAATAATCATAGAAGGAAAATTTATAAAATCGAAAGGTGATTTTCTATATTAACTTGTAAATCAGGAAACAAAACAATTAACTCACTAATACATACAGATGAATTTATCAATTTACTTGCAAGAAAGAAGATGCTGTATTGTCCTATTTGTAACAATTCCGTGATATATAGAAATGGGTCTATAAGGAGAAAACATTTTGCACATGTATCTAAATGTTCATATCAGTATCACGAACCAGAAACAATTGAACATTTAAATGGTAAAGTTTTATTGTACAACTGGTTAAAACATCAGCCATTTGTTACTAACCTTAAGCTTGAATCATGGATACCAGAAACAAAGCAAAAACCTGACATATACTTCGAAATGAACAAACAAAGATATGCAATAGAGTATCAATGCTCGCCCATTACTGTTAAGAAAATTAAGGAAAGGATGAATTTATATTCTGTAGCAGACATATGTGATATCTGGATTTTTGGCACAGCAAAATATAGCCCTGAAAAACCAAAATCCACAGAAAAATATCTCAAAAGTTTAAGAAAGAACGTTTATTATTTTGATTCTAAAACAGCATTATTGTATAAAAACTCACTAAGTAATACCCAAAGTCTTAATGACACTAATAACCTCCACTTTTACAAAGGAAAGCTATTTACTAATTATGATGTCACTTTAAAATTTCAATTTCTCCTAAGAAAAATTATGTGCCCTATATCGGATTATGAAAGGCAAGTTATCAAGAATCAATACATAGCTAACCTAGAAGAAACGCTTGCGAAAGAGATTGTTCTAAAACGAAAACGAAAGGAGCAGGTTGAAAAGGATAGAATTGACTATCAAATTAAGATGAGCGAGATAGCCCTTGAAAATGCAACTAGCATAATAAAGGGAAGAAGGATTATTTTGTATGATGAGTATGAAGTGTATAAGACGCAGCAAAAAAATCTAAAATTTAAACACTATGCACTAAAAAAAGAACAGCTTGACTATGGGGAAATTTATAATTTTCTTCTTGATAATTGCAATAGTGCTGAGATTCATTTATTTATTCCTTGCACAAATTTCAATCTAAAATCTCAAAGAGTTTGGTTCTCGAAGTTTTTTAATTCTGAGGATACATACTATGTTTTTAAAACTAAAAAGGGAATTATAAAATATAAAAAATTGAAAGGAAAATTATATGGGGACAGTCAAGATTGATTTACATTCAGCTAATAATCGGTATAAAAACTATTCTTTTTCCTCAGTAGAAGATATTACAGAATTACTTTGGATTTACGATGGATTGATTTACGATAAAGAGAAATTTAATGTCGATGCACTAGTAACCCTTGTCGATTTTGAAGAACTAATTAAGGATTCTGATCTTATTCAGGAGATTGTAAATATCCAAAAAGGTATTACTCCTCTATCTCCCAATGATGAATCTTTAGACATGATTTCAGTTATTGCGAAGCGGAAAAATCTTTCAAAAGAAGATTGTGAAAAAAAGCTTCTCAAAGAAATAAAGAAAGTAAATAAAAAAAATAATAAGAAATGGATTAATTACATAGAGAAAAACTGGAAAAATAAGCTTATTAATACTCAAAAAGTAAAAAGCAAATCGATTGAATGGCTTCCAAAAGAAAATTTTATTATAGCAGATTTTTCTAGGAAGCACTTAAAAACAAAGCCTGTGTTAAATGAGGAACTTCCTCCGAATGACCTTCAAGAACTAATGACAATTTTGAAGAAAAATGAAGAGAAAATCAAATTAATTAAAAATTTAAAACAAAAAACCCAAAAAGAAAAAACTGAACTCCGCAAACGAATCAATTATAATAAAACACTAAGTGCTGATATTCAAATTTTGAAACAGCATTATGGCTTAAGTGTTAAATCTACTGATAAACAAAAAAACCTAATACACTTAACTAATGAAGAAATTATTTACTATGAAAATGGGAAGAAAAAAGAATTTGATCTTGTCGATCAGGAATATTGCTATCACATTCAAAACGAGTGGTATACCGAAAAGGTGAAGAATTTGGCTGATAGCATTCTCACTGATAAACAGAAGATTATTTTTACCCTGTATTTCATTGACGGCTTTACACAACAAGAAATTGCAGACATACTTTGCGAAAACAGACCCAACATTTCAAACGATCTAAAAAGAATAAGAAATAAATTAAATAAAAATATGTGATTTCTTACACCTTTTTGTGAAACTGTACCCTACTTATGAAAGGAGTATTTCATTGGAGTTGACTTTGTTTGACGGTAAAAAAATTCATTTAAAGAATCTCCCCTCTTTCAAGGAACGGATAGCATATATCAATTCCACACTTTTCAATAATGCTACTTACTTTGACTACTATCTAGATAATATCAAAGAACGTTGGCTTGGAAAGAAAATTGTAAATCGACCATACCCCCTAGAGCATGTTAAAAGTACATTAAATATCATCGCAACATATCTTTTACTTTCAAATGATTTGCATGATACATACGCAAAAAGATTTTTAACCTTACATAAAAAATCCTTGAAAAGACTTATGACCGAGGAAGAACAAAAAGAATATACATATTTACGTAAAAATATCTATTACCATAAACAAACAAAGTCTACTAGGGTTGATCAAGTTGTTATCTTCATTTGTGAAATTGATTTTGAAAATACATTAAATGAATCAATTCGTATTTTTGAAAATTTAAATTGCAATGATTTTAATAGTGCTCATATCTTAAAGAGACTTTTTTTCAAAACAGAATGTATTAATGAAATTAAAGAAAAAGTATTCTCTTACTCTAATTTAATTTCTCAATTAACACGAACTATTGCTCAAAATAAGAAACTTATCTCTCGAATTTACACCACTGAGAATCTAAAAATGAGCATTGATACGCTACTTAAATTAAGTCGTGAGATAAAAACTTTAAATAATGACATTCGATTTTATGAATCACAAATTAAAGACCTGTACGATCAATACTGTAATCTACTAGGTATTAATCAATGGGCTTTAAAATAAAAAAATAAGGATAACTTAGGAGGATTTATTTATTATGAACAAAACGGAACTGATTGCAAAGGTAGCAGAGAAATTGACTACCACTAAAAAAGATGCAGGTGTATATGTAGATTCTGTATTTAGCACTATTACAGATGCATTGGTACTTGGAGAAGAAGTAAAGGTTGCTGGTTTTGGAGCATTTGAAGTCCGAGATCGTGCAGCTCGTAAAGGTTTCAATCCTAAAATGCTAAAAGAACTAAAAGATCAAGGTGTCAGCCAAGAAGAAGCAAAAATTCAAGCTCAAATGGACATTGCAGCATCTAAAGCCCCTGCTTTCAAACCAGCAAAAGCGCTAAAAGAATTGATTAAATAAATAGTATAAAGATTAAATACATACGTTGCCCGTTGAGGCTATTTTAATAATTTGCAAGAGGACAGAAAGGTTCCTGTCACGCTATTTAAGAGGCGTAGTCCTGCTTAAACTAGTCAAAAGAGATGTGGGATACGCCGCCCCACCTTGCATACATATATCTTGGGTCTATGTACCCGTAGGACTGAGATTTTATATCTGGGTTTACACCGTTCCCTTAATACGGTGTATTTTTATTTGATAACAGGAGGAAACAATATGGCGAAGCGTTCCCATTCTTTGAGTCTGAAAGGTCTATTTATTCATCAGACTGGTTTAATTGAAGAAGCAACAAAGAATAAAGAAACAAAAGAAATTGATATACGTTATTATAAATTGTATGATTTGCTAAAAGAATTTGATGGTAGACAAGTTAGTATTACTATTAAAGAAGATGATGAAATTGAATCCGTTGATGAAAATGAATTGGTATAAGGAGTGACTTAATGATAGTTACTCCAGATGAGTTAAAAAGAAAACCAGATGAGACTATTAAGGCATATAAACTTAGATTAGCGAGGGCAAAACACCTCTACTCTATTAATTGGAATCAAATTGCTGATTTAATAAATAAGGAAACTGGTGAAAATTTTAGTGAGTCCAAGTATCGGAAATGGTTCTTTCCATATACGGAAGGTTATAATGACGCTCTCTCTGCTAGTGTTAACAATGTAAAACAATTAAAAGAATTAGAAAATCAACGAAGAGAGCTTGAAAAGGAAAAGATACGACTGCAAGATCAAAGACGTGAATATAAAAATCTTTTACGCTATGATGCTCGTTCAGAACATCTTAGAGATGAGATCATTAAAGCAGCTAAAGAAGTGTCTCTAAGAAAACCTCTTAATTGGACTTCTCCTCTCCCCTATTTGACTCAGCCAAAAGAAGCTGTTCTTCTTATTAGCGATTGGCATTATGGGATTATATCAGATAATTACTGGAACAAGTTTAATCCCGATATTTTCTATGACCGAATCAATACCCTTGTTTTAAAAACTATTGAATATGGCAAGCAACAAGGAATTAAAACTCTACATGTTATGAATCTTGGTGATATGGTTTCTGGGCTTATCCATGTGTCTGTTAGAGTGCAATCATCTGAGGATGTTATCTCTCAAACTAAAATGGTAGCTGAAACCATTAGTGAAATGCTAGTTAAGCTTTCTAGTGAATTTGAAAATGTAAAATTCTATAGTGTTCGTGGTAATCATGATAGAGTTGTTCCCCAGAAAAATGATCAGATTTCTAAAGAGAGTTTTGCTGATATCATCCCTTGGTATGTACAAGCTAGAATATCCTATATAAAAAATTTAGAGATTATAGAAAATACATATGATGATGAAATGATTGTTGCTGATGTTTGTGGTAATCATGTTATTGGAGCGCACGGTCATAAAGAGAGGTTAAATGAGGTTGCAAGTAATCTCCCAGTTATGTTAAAAATTATTCCATCTTCAATTGTCTTAGGGCATTACCATCATAATTTCGAAAAGGAATTTAATGGAATTGATGTAATAGTAAATCCAACTCTAAGTGGTACTGATGAGTATGCTAGAGATATTAGGAAAACAAGTAAGCCAGCACAAAAGATGCTAATCTATGACCAAACTGGTCAAATCTGCACTTATAAAATCTTACTTTAACTACTAAGCTGCCATTAAATACTGATGGTAGCTTTTTATATTCCCCCTCTTCTCTCCCCTACAGATAAAATGTGATTTTTATTATATCCCCCTCCCCTCTTTCCCCCATTCGGGGGTATTTCGTGTGTCTAAGGGTTTAGTCAGTTCGACTCTGACAAGGCACTCCGTTTTTAACATTGGTGGTGATTTAAATAGCAAGACAAAAAGAAAACAAGAAAACTAACACTAAAAAGACTAGAGTAGTTGAAAAAAAAACATGTGTTAATTGTAAAGTGGAGCAACGCCTTGATTCAGGATTTTATGGGGCAGATTCTACTCTTTTTCCAGATGGAAAATTTCATCTGTGCAAGATGTGTGTAGAAAATATCATTACACAAAATGGGTTTCATGGATTTTTAATGGTATTGCGTTCCATGAATAAGCCTTTTCTACAAGATATTTGGAAAGAGGACTATAAAAAATATTTAACTCAAATTAACTCACTTCCCCAATATAAGGGGCTTACTTATGATCATAGTATCTTTGAGAACAAAGACAATGACGTTTTTATTAAAGATAGCGATTCTGATTTATCATATGATCTTAAAAAGTTTTGGCGTGGTTATTCAGACGAAGATATCTCAACGCTTGATGAATACTATCAAGAATTAATTCATGGTTACGACCATAGCTCTCCAGCCCAACGTCGGATATATAAAAATATTGCAGTAACACAATATAGAGCTGATAAAGCCAAGTCTAATGCTGAATACGACAGGTTAATGGGTACTTTAAGTAAACTAATGAATGATGCAAATATAAAGCCCGTTCAAGAAACTGGCACTGATTCTCTAGGACTTTCTACTTTTGGTGAATGGATTAAAAAGATTGAAGAAGAAGAGCCGATCCCTGAGCCACAAGATGAATTTAATGATCCAGATGGGATAATGAAATATATAGACAAATGGTTTGTTAGTCATTTTGCAAAGATTTTTGGATTAAAAAGTGTTAATGAAGATGAGCAACTTGAAGATTTTGTAGGTGATAGATAATGGCTGGAACTTCGAAATTTCAAGTTGATAGAAATAAGTACAAAAAAGGTATTAACGACATATACAAAAAAGGTAAAAAGGTAAATAATTCGAAGGATAATTTGAGTAAAAACGATAAACTTCGAGAAGGTTTTAAACGGTGGACATCTTATTTTCGTGCTAATCCTCATAGATTTTGCTCAGAATATCTTAGTATCAAACTTCATTTATTCCAAAAGATCCTTATCTACATGGCATTCCATGTGGATTTTTTTATGTATCTTGCAAGTCGTGGGCAAGGAAAATCATGGCTTATTGCTGTTATTTGCTGTGTCCGTTGTATTCTATACCCCAACAGTAAAATTATTTTGGCATCTGGAACAAAAGGGCAAGCAAGATTGATAATTACACAGAAGATAGATAAAGATTTGAAAAATAATTATCCCAATTTAGCAAGGGAAATTAAAGACATTAAAACTAGTGCAAATGAATGTGTGGTTACTTTTCAAAATGGAAGCACTATAGAGGCAGTAACATCAACTGACAATGCTCGTGGTTATCGTGGAAATATTTTGGTTCTAGATGAATTCCGCTTGATCTCAGAAGATAATTTAAATCGTATTCTTCGTCCTTTTCTGAATGTAAATAGACAGCCCCCCTATCTAACAAAGCCTGAATACAAACATTTACAAGAAGAAAACAAAGAGATTTATATTAGTTCTGCATGGTATAAAAATCATTGGATTTGGGATAAATTTAAATCATTTGCAAATTCAATGATGAAAGGACGAAGTTATTTTTCGGTTGGATTTCCTTATCAACTTTCAGTTTTTCATGGTCTTCTGAGTAAAAAACGTGTTGAACAGATGAAAGCTGAAGATGACTTTGATCCAATTACGTGGTTAATGGAAATGGATTGCTTATTTTGGGGAGAGTCTGAAAAAGCCTTTTATAAGCTCGATGATTTTCAGCAATGTAGGACTTTAGTTAAACCTTTCTATCCTACTGAAAATCTAGACTTTTTGCAGAATAAAAATAAACGAAGAAAAAACACTAAACAAGATGGTGAAATACGTCTAATCTCTGTGGATGTTGCCATGATGGGCGGTAATGAAAATGATAACACTATATTCACCCATATTAGGCTGCTACCAAATGGCGAAACTTACACTCGTCAAATCCCTTATATTGAGTCTTTAAATGGACAGCATTCTGAGAAGCAAGCTATTCGTTTAAAACAACTATTTTATGATTTTGAAGCTGACTATGTAGTTATGGATACTGCTGGCAACGGGTTAAACTTGTACGATGACTGTTCTAGGGTGCTATATGATGAAGAAAGAGATGTAGAATATGAAGCCTGGTGTGCATTTAATAATGAAAACATGAAGTCACGCTCTCTTGAAAGAAATGCTCTTCCCGTTATCTTTTCAATTAAAGTAACGACCCAACAACTTAATCACGAAATAGCAATGGGATTTAGAAATGCTCTACATAAAAAGAAAATAAAATTATTGCAAACCGAACTTGAAGGCAAAGAGTTTTTAATTTCAAAAATGGATTTTGATTCAAAAACACCAGAGGTTCAAGCAAAACTATTAAGACCATACATACAAACAACTGCTCTTGTTAACGAAACAGTTAATCTTGAATATGAAACAAGGAATGGTTACATTAAAGTATTCGAAGTGGGTTCTAATCGTAAAGATAGATACTCAAGTATAAGCTATGGAAATTATTTTGCTGATTTATTAGAAAAAGATTTAAAAGAAGACGAATATGATGAAGACGATGATCTTGTGTATTATGACTAGGAGGTGAACTATGTCCCGTAGACGACCTAAAAAGCAAAAGATTGATTTTGAAACTGAGAGGCAATTAAATACGGTAGAAGAAATTGCTACGATTTGTGCTGATGGTTTTGTTTCGAGGATGTTTAGTGATGGTATATTGAGCGAGATAACATCTGAACAATTGCTTACTTACCTCTCTGATCCTGATAACTATATAACTGAGTTAAACAATTTAGCTCATTATTATTACATTACCTCTGGTGAAGTTTTCCAACTCTTTGATTTAACTAAGGTTCTACCTACTTTAAATTATAAGATTGAGGTATATGATAAAGGAAAAAATTACGAAAAAAATATAATAGCTTGCAATAAGGCATTAAGAAAAGCAAAGCATAAGCAACTTACTAGAGATATAATTAGTCAGCTTATTTCAACTGGCACACTGACTGGAATCTGGCTTGGAGATAAAAAGAACCCCTATTTATACATTTTTGATGATTTAAAAATTGCATCACCAGCCTATAGGGTAAATGGTGACTGGATTATCCAAGTTGATTTGTCTGCTATTGGTAATCTTAATGACTTGCAACGCGAAGCTTTTTTTAAAAATCTTCATCCTCATATCACAGAAAAAATGTATAAAGAATACCGGATAGACTCCACAAAACAATTTGCATACCTCCCTCAAAACCGCACTATTTGCCTACAAACTCATACCCTGAAAAGAAATCAAGCTTACGGTTTAAATTGGGCTTTAACAGGTCTTTTTGATCTACAACATAAGAAGAAACTAAAAGACTTAGAAAAATCTATTGCAAACAAGATTATTTCTGCTGTTGCTGTCTTAACTATTGGTAGTGAAAAAAATCCTGATACGAGCAATTTAAAACTCAACAAAACTATTAAACGAAAAATTCATTCTGGTGTGAAGACAGCTCTTGAAAAGAAACAAGCTAACGGGGTTACCGTTGTAAGCATCCCCGACTTTGCAAGTATTGAATTTCCTGAGATGAAATCTGATGCTCTAGATCCTAAAAAGTTTGATTCGATTAATAATGATGTAACTTCAGCATATGGAACAAGTCCTGCCGTACTGAATGGTACAGGTGGTAACTTCGCATCTGCTAAGATAAGTCTTGATGTTTTCTATAAAAAAATCGCAATTCTTCTAGAAGATATTGAAACAGAGGTTTATCAGAAGCTTTTCAATATTATCCTCCCCTCTTCTGTATCTGATGATTACTACCTCGTTTATGATAAGGAGCCCCCTCTTACCGCCAAAGAAAAAGTGGATATATTAATGAAATTACATTCCCAAGAAGGATTTAGTTTGAAAGCAGTTATTGATTTATTGAGTGGGATTGACTTCAGCGAATATGTTAATCAGTCAATTTATGAACAAGAAGTCATGCAATTACAAGAAAAAATCAAGCCGTATGCTAGTGCCTATACTGCAACCCAATTAAGCAAATCTGGCAGACCTGAAAACAATGAACCCACCTCTGAAAACACCATTAAAAGCAAAACAAACAATGGTAATGAACAGCCCACTTAAAGGAGGTGAGAAAAAATAAAGTGGACAAACAATCGTTTTTAAAGCTTCAGTTAAATCAGTTAGAGCAATCTGATGATCCGACTGTTTTAAGAGCTACATTTGTCATCCATGATTTTGAAAAGTCATGGCATGAGCAGATAGTATCAAAAGAAGTTTCTCTAGAAAATGCTCACACACTACTAAATAAACCCATTGTAGCTAAATATTATCCAGTATCTCAATTTGGAACATCTACAGATGCTCTTGGAGGTCATGAGATGCATCTTGGCTATGACCGTTTTGGTGAAGAGACAGTAAAGACTGATACTGTTCCAATTGGAGTATTTACAACAGGTGGATATTTATTGACTGTAAATGAGAATGGTGATGAAAAAGAAGTTCTAGCAGCAGACGCTATTTTATGGCGCTTACGTTTTAAAGATATATGCGATTTGTTGCTTGAATGGCACAGTCGAGGGGTTGAGATTTTCTCTAGTGTTGAGTTTTTATATTCTAATTATTCTTTCAAGAACGGAATTGAATACGTAGAATCCCCTATCTTTTATGATGGTCATGCTCTACTCAATTCAGAAGAACGAAATGGGCATAAAATAGTTGCTCCTGCCTATGATTCTTCTAAACTACTTAGTTTCAATGACTTAAAACAATTTAATAAGCTTGTTGCACAAGCAATTAAACAGGAACACAAGGAAGGTGAATCAATGTTTTTTAAAAAGGTATGCGAACTGTCTCATGATGATATTCGATCAAAACTCTACAATCAATTATCAACACAGATGACAGAGCAAGAATATAACAGCTCTTATATTGTCAGCGTTTATGATACTTCTTTCATTTTTGAAAGTTGGAATGAACATGATGGGGTTAAGCATTATAAAGTTGATTACGGTAAAAATGGCGATGACCTGATTGTAAATATGGATTCAAAAACTTCAGTTGTTGAGCAAAGAACATGGTTTGCAACAACTGAAGTTGAACAAATGCAAGCTCAATTAAATGAAGCCAACAAAAAAGCAGAACAATTAGCCACAGAAAGTCAAACTCTCTCCAATTCGTTGAACCAGCTCACCCAAGATAAAGGTCATCTTGAGAAACAATTCAACGAAGCCTCAGACAAGCTAATTTCTTTAAGTTCTCAAAATCAAGAGTTGCAAACATATAAAGAAAAATATGAAGCCGAACAACTTGAAAAATCTTTAAATGAAAAGAAAACCTATTATGCTGAAAAATTTGAAGCTGTAAATGGTAAAGAAAAGTTTGATTCTGATGAAGTGCAAAATTTAATAAAACTCTCCTTGAATTCAACGCAAGAAGGTAGAGACGCTGCATTGCAACTTAACACAATGCTAGTTGATATGGTTATTACAGCACCCAAGAAACAAGAAGATACTTTTATTAGAGAGTATGCTTCACACACAAGAAATCTTTTACCTAAAGCTAATGATTTTGAAAGTAGATATGGAATTTAATAATTAAATTAATAAATACGGAGGTACATAAATGGCTACACGTCAAATGCAAATTCTGACTCAGCGTGGAAATCACGAAGTTGGTAATTTAAATGCAATTAAGGTTCGCACTCTAGCAAATGGTGCGATTGTAGAAGGTGGTGATATTGATAATTTTACTCTAGTTGAATTGGGTTTTAATGATGAAGGGGAAAGAACTTGTAAGCAATTATCTAATGTTGAAAATAAATCTTATCTAATTGCAACACCAGAAGATCGTTATCTAGGTGAAGAATTAATTGACTTCTTTAATTCCGAAGGAGAACGTGCTCGTATCGTTTACTTGTATGAAGGTCTTAGATATGACACCTCTGCTTTCAAGCTTAATTCTGGTGTAACCGAAGTAAAAGCAAATCAAGTTGCTCACTTTGATCCTGCCTCAAAGAAATATATCCTCTCTTTGGCTTCCTCGCCTCATGCAGACTACACAAAATCTAAAACTAAATTCCTTGTTGTCAGCAATGAAGATAATTTGGAATACACCTGTGGTAAATCGCTTGTTAGGCTTGAAATTCAAGAATTTTAATTAATTAAATTTAATAAGGAGTTATGTTAATGAGTCAATTAGACAATGTAAAACTAAAAGAACTTTTTCATCGAGTATACAATAGCAAAATGGACAAAACGGATCATGAAGATTTTAAAACTTATTGCAGTCGGGTTTTTAGCACAGATTATCCTGATCCTTCACTTCTACACCAATTTAATTCTCTAATTGTGCAAAAGGCAGATGAGATCGCAAAGCCTAAAGTATCAGAGATTATTGGTTTGTTAGCATCTTTTAAAACTGCCGATCGAAATACAGTTGTAAAATATAAGATTCCGCAGAAGTTTAAGGCAAAGGTACAGTGGAGTGCTAATGGTTCTGGAGTAGATTTGGTACGTATTGACGGACAACAACATGTAACTGCTGTTCCTAGTAAGTTCTCTACTGGATTCTACTATGAGCCTTTTGGTGACACCAAAGATGTAGTTGAGAATTTTAATTATCTAATTCAAGATGTAGCAAATGCAAAAGTTCGCCTCTATCTAGAAGCTATTTCAAAAATTACGCAAAAAGCAATCCTCTCTGGTAAAATCCCTACAAAAAATGTTAAACAAGGTGCAAATTTAAAAATTGCAGATTATAACAGTTTAGCTTCTGTTCTATCACGATATGGCGGTCGCCCTATCTTTGTTGCTGATAGTTTGTTAATTGACTATTTTGCATTGCAACAACCAGCTAATTTAATTAGCGACTCTAAAAAAGATGAACTTCTTACATCCTTGAATATCACTACAATTGGTAGAACCAATGCAGCTAATCTTATCAATCCGTTCATTGATGATTCCAATTCTAAAGTTGAACTTCCAGTAAACGTAGGCTATATGTTTGCAGGTGACGTTAAACAAAAACCTTTCGCTGTAACAGAATTTGGTGCTCTCCAACAAATGACTGAACAAAACATGGAAGATGAACGGATCAAGATGAAAATTGTTCAATTTGCAGATGTCAGACTCCTATTTGGTCAAATTCTAGGAATTTTAAAAGAAGACGCTGCTGTAGCAATTTAATATATAGAAGAGATTCATATCTCTTCAAATGACATTAAGGAGGATATATTCTAAATGGAAAAAATGATCAAAGTCGCAAGATATCGTAATACACCTTATGTAGTAAATTATCAATTCAGTAACGGCAATGAAAAAGCATACCATTGGACAGGAAGCACAAAATCTAAGACCGATATTAAGGAAGTTCCTCAACAGCTCGTAGATTATTTGCTAATGTCCAGTCAAACGTTCCGTGATGGAGAGCTAGTTATTATTGATGATTCAGAGGAAGCTAAAGAAGCCCTTGACAATATTGTTGATAAGGATAATTACGCTAGTAACACACGTCAACGTCAAGATATTGTTGCACTACTAAAGCTTAATCCTACTAAATTGAAAGCCGAACTTAAAAAAGTAACTGCTGATTCTGAAAAAAGATTCATCCTCGATGTTGCTAAGGAAGAGAATATTGATAGTGCTACTACTCGAAAAATTTTGGCTGATTGGTCTGAAATTCCACAAGATATTTTATTTGATGACGGTGAATCGCAAGAATAAGGTGGTGTTTACATGAAGAACACAACCTATGATGAAATTTACACAACTTTTATTAACCGCTGCAAAGTAGATGATCTTGAACTTCCCCAAAACGATGAGCAAATATATAACTTTATACATGGTGCGATAATGGATTATAATAATCGTCTTCGTGAAGACCTTAAATGGGATGATATAAGTGAGACAGTATCAAAAGAGTTGACTGTTGATGATCTTCTTCTCCTTGCTCATTACCTTAGAATTACCTTCCTTAAAAATCAGCTCATTTATTTCACAAACACTTGGCAGCCATTCACTAAAGACATCGGATTAAAGAATTATCAAGCTCAATTGCGATCACTTGACTCTCTTGTTTCGACTGAAGAGAAAAAAATAGAATCTATTATACTGAATCGAGCTGATGACTTCTTATGATGATCAAAAATGAATTTAATCAACCAGAAGATTTTCACGTATATTGTGAGCGTTTAAGTCGAAAAAACAATTCAACTCTTTACCGTCTTGAAAAATTTACAGGCTTAAAACTTTTACAAGAAGAAGAATTAAAAGAAATACGTGATGTTATTTTGTCTGTCAGTGGCGAAATATCACGTTTTCCGAGTAAGCTATCTCTTGGATGTGATTGCAATAAAAAACTATAAGAATTATCACAATGCAAACATCACTGAGAAGTATATGAGAGATGGAAACAAACTATTAGATATGACATTGAATGGGATTGGTGGAACTAATGTTCTAATTAATGGTGTTGTTAAGGTAGCTAGTGTACTTAGTAAGTATTCTAAAACAGAACAATGGTTAAAAACATTGATAATGCGGAACGGGGACTTTAATGTTGGCGACATAGTTAACGTGAATGGACGAAACTGGTTAGTCACGCTTCTTGATCAGGAAAACCCTTTATATCAGAAAGGGACAATGATTTTTTGTAATCAAATAATCCGATGGCAAGACCAGTTGGTTGTTCATGAGTCACCATGCTATGTCACTAAATTAGGGTACATTGGCGGTATAGAAGAAGATAAGAATTTCACCTTACCAGACAAGCAAATGCGAGTAATTATTCCTGAGACAGAGGCTACAACCAGAATTAAACGTGATAAGCGCTTTATATTCAACCATTCTGTCTTTAAAGTCATTGACTTGAATCTGTTAAATGATGGTTTGATTGATCTGGTTGTTGCAGAAGATGTTAGTAATATAAGGGATAATTTTGATCTCGGAATTGCTGATTATATACCTTGCTCCAATAAAATAAGAATTTCATCACTTGAGTATGAGCTACAAAAAGGAAGCTCTTTTAAATTAAAAGTTGATGTTCTTCAGAATGGCTCTCCACTTCCCTCTCCCCCACTTTCTTATACAAGCAACTTCCCTAATGTCGTAAATGTTGATAAGAATGGAATTTGTCATGGGTTAGATATTGGTCAAGCAAATATCACAGTATCTATGGGTTCTTTATCCTCCTCTATCTTGGTTAATGTAACTGAAGATGTAAGAGATAATTTCTTAATAGATATCATTGGTAGTGAAACAATAGTGCAAGGTGATACAGAAAGATATTCAGTGATCTTTAGTAATAATGGAATTGAAATTGATGATATTCAAGTATCATGGTTGATCACAGATGATCATGATAAACCAATCAATTATCTTACCATAGCAAATGCTAATCAAAAATCGTGTACTGTCCAAGCTACTAAGAAGCTTGGTTATTTTAGGTTATGGGCAAAAGCTGGAGAGATAACTGATTACAAAGAAATCAAAGTAAAAAGCTTATTTGGATAGGAGGATACATGAAAAGATTAAGGCTATGGAGTCCAAATTTACAATCTATTATTTTGGAGCTAATTAAAAATCAAAGACTATGCAAACTAATTCACTATAATAATGAGAATCCTTTAGAACAACCTGATATCTTGAAGCCTTCTTCATTAATAATGAAGAATATCTTTCCCTATCCATTTGATCTTGAAACTACAGATTCTGATTGCGTCCAACTTAGGATAAGTTATCCAGAGCTGAATATTAAACACAGAGTTATCGAAAATACAGATGTCTTATTTGAAGTTGTCATGTCAAAGAATCTGTGGAGCATCAGTACAGATAGCGAGACAGCTCTTCGTCCTTTTGAGATATTGAGTGAGATTTTAGACCAGCTTGCTGATAAGAGTATTGAAAAAGTTGGGAGACTTAATTTCCTCAATGCTAGGTTTGTAAAATATAATTCAAAGTTTAATGGATATGAGTTAACCGCTGTGATGGAGACTATCGGGACAGGAAGAAAAAATGAACACTAACGAACTAATCAAATTAAGAACAATGGCTGGACTTCCTACCCCACTAGATGCTTTCACTGTATCCCCTTTTACCTTAAGAGAAATTGTTCAATACGGATATGATAAGCATAACCAACATCTTCATATCTTAACTTTAGATATATCCTCCTTACTCTCTCCACAAGATTTTTCAAGATTATCCCCTCACTTTTCACTTTACGACTTAGCATTAGTTGACACAAATTATCTGACTTTGTTTGTAAGTGCCCTGCTCTATTTTCTTCGTGAAAAAGAAATTCATTATGACAGTGAGCTTGGTTTTGTTTTCGGAGACATTAGTGATTCAAAAATTATCTCTAAGGATAATTTTGTGGAACTGATAGAGATTATAAAGATTCAAAATAATTATCATTCTATTGAGGAAAATGACTACAAACCTGCTAATAGTGGAGCTGAGAAGATTAAGCAAATACTTCTTGCAGGTAGAAAAAGGGTTCAAGAAGTCAAATCAAAGTCTAATGCTATTCAAGAAGAATCTCTTTCTCTCTTAGACTTAATATCAATAACTTCTGCTAATGCCAATGGTATTAGCATTTTTAATGTCTTTGATATGAATATGGTTCAGTTTAATGATCAATTTAATCGAATGAAATTACTTGATGATTATCAAGTAAATATTCAGGCATTAATGCATGGTGCGGATTCAAAATCAATTGAGCTAAAACACTGGATGACTAAAATTAAATAAATATTGGAGGAATTCTATACATGCAATATGGTGTACGTGAAATTTGCAATGTTGTATTGAAAGACATTGTAACAAAGGAGCCTGTAGCATACTTTGAAACTTTAAAAACTTCAACATTGGAGTTTAGTGGAAGTACCGTATATGCTACTGGTGGTAGAGGTAATCCCAAACGTATTGGTTGGGACAGTGACCGTGAAATTTCCATGAAAATGGAAGATGGTTTAATTTCGAAAGAAACATTCGCAATTGCAACTGGAACAACGTTTAAAGCTACCACCCGACCTATCCATAAAAAAGAAGTTCTTACAGTTGAAGAAGATGGTACTGATAAAATTATTAAACTGACTAAAAAGCCTACAACTACCAAAGGCTACAATACCTTTTTCTTTAAAACAGATGATGGATCTTCCATGCTTGAAAAATTGTCTGGTTCTGTAACTACTACAGGATCAACAACAAAAGTTAAACTTACCGGTTCTATCGAATCTGGAGATATGGTAATTGCTGATTATTATATTGACGCACCAACAAAAAGCCAGTCAATGGACATTACAAGTAAAACGTTCCCTGGTACATACCTACTTGAGGCTGACACTTTATGGCGCAATGAAGATGACGAAGACTTTGAGGCTAAATACACCATTCCTAAGTTGAAAATTAAGCCTAACTTCACTCTGACACACGGTGCTGCTGGCGATCCTTCTGTATTTAATTTTGAAGCTGAAGTTCTAGCTGACAAGAAATCTGGAGATGGAATGGTATTTATTGACCTACTTGAAGAATAAAAAATCGGAAGTGAAGCAATGAAAATGAAAGTAGAATACCTTCGTTTTGGAGAAGTCACGGAGATTGAAAGTGCTCGAATCCCAATAGATGATAATACATTTGAAGAGTTTAGGATCATTTTGAAAACAGTAAATGACATTCCCCTTCCTCACCTATCTATTAGACGTGTCGATGAAACAATCGCTCATGAAACTGAATTAATACTCTCTTCCGAAGAATTAGGTGATCACCTTAAATTAATTCAAAGTTTTGCTAAACAAATTAAAAATATGAGAACTACGGAGGCTTAATTATTGATTACACTTGATGTAAAGAAAAATCTAGAAAACAATGTATATTCAATCGAAATCGCCGTAAAAGAAATTCCTGAGACGGATGAAGAGCTATTTAAAGATTTTGGAGACATTGAAATTAACACTGGTGGAACAATTAAAATTACTACGTTTGAAGATGGTAAAAGTGTAGAATCAGAAGTTACTCTCCCTCAAAGTTTCCGTAGATTTCCTACCCAATTCCCTATCTTTAATAAATTTTCAAAAGTGAGCTATAGCGGAAAAGAGAAAGCAGTGGCACTTGCTTGGGAGCAACACGTTCAAACTCAAATTGAAAAGAAAATGAATGAACTTCGTGCTAATATTGATGATTTTAGTGGAACAGAACAATTGAAGGTATAGTGGTGGGAGTTTACTCCCCCACTATTTTTATTAAAGGAGATGATTCACGTGAAACTTGCTAACTATGAGTTACCAACCCTGTACAAAATTCTATATGAACTTGAACTAACGGGTAAACAATCACGTATGCGGACACGTTTTTGCAAAGTGCTTGGACTTGGAATTAATGAAACAGAAGAAGAAAAAGATAAATTAATTCACCAATATGCTAAGTATGATGAAAAAGGACAAATCGTTACTCAAAAAAATGAAGACGGAAAAGACCTTATTATCTTAAAAGATGCAGCAACATTTAATAAAGAATTAGATATTCTTATGCGGGAGGATTTTATTTTGGATGAAACAGAAGAACGTAAAGAAATGCTGCTTACTGTTTCTGATATCCTTCTAAATATTGATACTCCTTTTAGCAAAGAAGATGCTCATTACTATGATAGGTTTTGTGAAGTGTTTGAAAATCTTTCATATACAAAGTAACAATTAAGGATAATAGGAGGAAAATAAATGGCTAAACGGATGACTTTAAATGATCTTAACAAAGAGCACAAAAAAATTTCAGGTCAAAAGGTAATACATGTTCTGAATGGGCAATATGAAGTGAAAATTGACGAACACATTCGTAATAGCAAGTTAATTGATATGCTATCTGATCTCAGTCAGCTTCTCTCCCCTCTTGCTTCAGATAGTAGTGTAACCCCAGAAGACCTAGCCTTAGCTGCACAATTAAGCGATGTTCTATTTCTTCGCACCTTTACTGATCTTCCAATACCAAAAGAAAACGATCTATCTACACTTGCAAAGGTTTATATTGCATTGTATGACACAGACATTTTAGAAGAAATAAATGAGAAATTTAATGAGAAGGACATGCAAAAGGTTAAAGAAAAGGTTGTTCAATATTTCAAAAATGCTCCACAAGTAGAAAATATGATTGGTCAAATATATTCCAGTATGTTACAGGATGATGATATTGAAAAAATTCAAAAGTCTTCATGAGCTAAATTCTTATTTAGCTAGTCAAATTAGTTCTTCTCTTATAGATGTTGGTGAAAAAACAAAAAAAACTATGCATGATCGAATTGATAAAGACGTGTATGAAAGCTATACACCATCCACATACAAAAGAACTGGTAAATTAAAAGATGATATTGAAGTATCTCTCTCCCATAATACTGTATCAATCACCCCTACTCGTTCAGAGAATGAAAAATATATCCCCCGTATCATTGAAACTGGCGAAGGTTACGATTGGATAAATTCAAGAATCTACAAGACCAAACAAAAACGCCCCTTTGTTCAAAACACCAAAGAGGAAATAATCGATAAAAAACTCCACATTAAAACCCTGAAGTCTTCTTTAAAACAAAAGAAAATAATTGTTGAATAAAAAGAGGTGTTGTATTGACTGACAAAAAACGTGGACGTGTGTACAACAGAATATTTGATGAAAATGAATGGCTTGAAGTAAATGAAGAAAACAAAAACATAGTTGAAGATTTCCTTGAAGAGTATAGGCAAAGAAAAATTAAACCCTCTACGATAAGCCAGTATAAAAACGATTTGAGGATTGTTTTGTTATACATAAAACGGAAATTAAAAAACCGAAGCTTATTGGAGCTTACTAAAAAAGATTTTAGGCGTTTTAGTTTGTGGCTTTCAGAAGAATTAAAAGTAAGTAACGCAAGGGCTAATCGTTTGATGAGTGCTGTTCGCTCTCTTTTAACTTTTGTTGAAGATGATGATGATTATGATTATAACAACAACGTTGCAAAAAAAGTAAAGGGTCTTCCAAAAGAAGCTGTTAAAACTAATGAAGATGACTTTTTTCTAACTTATACTCAGGTAACAAAATTGCGTGATGAATTGATTAAACGCAATAGGCTTCAACATGCAACGCTATTAATGGTTATGTTTGATTCTGCTGGTCGTAGGAATGAAGTTACTCAAGTGCAAAAGCACGGACTACTTGCAGGAAACAAAACTAATGTTGTAATTGGCAAACGTGGAAAGTCTTTCCCACTTGTATATCTAGATGACACCAAAGAGTTAATTAGATGCTATTTAAATGAACGTGGAGAAGATAACATAGACTCCCTCTGGATATCAGGAAAAGGAGAAAACAAGCGTGCTGCTACATATGAATCACTTTATGAACGTGTTGTTTACATGTCAAAGGTGTTAAGTGAAATTGAAGGAGCAAAAATTGAATTTTTTCCTCATTCACTTCGACATAGCCGCTGTGAATGTCTTCTACAAGGCGAAGACCCTCGTTTGCTTGATGAGCATGGAAAACCTAAAAAATTCTCATTAGAAGAAGTACAAAAATTTATGCATCATTCTGATCCAAAAACTACTCAGGATTATTCCAAAAATCATGATGAGGATGTCATTGATGACATGTTTGGTTTTAAATAACATTTGATGAAAGATGAATTTCATTATATAAAAATACGTCTTCAAAAGTGTCGTGCAGGTATCTCCCCCTGCTCGGCAGTCTTGAGTACGTATCGCTTCGCCTCTCAATGTTGAGAGGTTTTTTTATTTTGTGAAAGGAGTGAATAGATTGCCCGATAATCCATTAAGGATATTAATCCAAGCTGAATTAGACAAACAGCTATCAAACCAGACCATATTAAAACAACTTAAAGAAATAGAACAAAAGCTGATTAGTTCTCCATTAAAGCTTAGTTTTAATATAGACAAATCAATCCTAAAGTCTTATAAAGATCAGGCTGAGTTAACTCAAAAGAAAATCGAAACTATATTCCAAAAGACGAAACTTAGCAATGAAGGATATTCGGACTTACAAAGTCGTTTAAAAGAAATACGGAATTCCACTGATCAATATGCAAAAGCAACTATCCAGACCTATAAGAATACCAAAAATCTAAAATCAGCGACAATTGAATATAGAGATGAATTAGGTAGGCTAGTCAAAGAGCAGTTAAAGTGGACACAGTTTAAAACTCCAGATGGAAGTAAAAAGATATTCCAAACCACAGGCTTTACTTTCATTGATGACAAAGCGAAAGCAGACAAAAAACTTAGAGATATCGTTAATAATTTAAACAAAAGGTATCAGAATGCTTTAAAGCTTGAAGTTAAACTCGACAACCTCTCCCCTGCTTCTTCAGCAAAGTTAGAAAGAAATTTAGCTAGATATAAAAGTATTCTTGCAGAATTTCAAAAAAAAGCTTCCATTGGTGAATTCGTTTCTGATGACCAATTACGCAAGTTATCTAACCTTGAAGAACGACTCAAACGTCTCTACTCCAGCACTCCTAAACACATCGATTTCAGTCAATATCCAAAGATGGCTAATGCCATACAGCAAGTTACTAATGCAGACAGATACTATCATCAATCTTTAATTGAAGGTAGAAAATTAATTAGTGCTAACGTAACTGAAACTGACAAATACATCAAAGTCACTCAACAGCTACGTAATGGCTCACAAATATCAAATGTATCTGCATACATCAACAAAGCTACAGGCGAGACTCACAAATTAAGTGAGTCTTTGAAAGACTTAAATACTCGTGCTTATGACTTAGGCTCTGCCTTTAAAACAGCATTTGAAAAGATTAGTCTTTGGGCTGCCGCTACAGGAATTTTCTATGGAGCTACCCAAGCTTTACAGAATATGCTTGGGGTTATTGTTGATATGGACGCCAAGTTAACCGAATTGGCTAAAGTGTTGTCTTCTGGGACTGATTTTGCTCAGCTTATGGATACTACACTAGCAATTGCTAACACTTACGGTCGTTCACTTAGTGAAACAACAGATGCATTGGTTGAGTACGGTAAAGCTGGCTTTGAAGCTTCAGATGCAACTAAGATGCTTAATGCAACTTTATTAGGCTCTAACGTAATGGGCACAAAAGTAGCTGAAACTGCTAGTTATTTAACTGGTATTCTTGCACAGTTGAATTTACATGCTGAAGATGCTGTTTCAGTTATTGATAAGCTAAATGAGGTGGATAATAATTATTCTGTTACTTCCGCTGGATTGGCACAAGCTTTAACGAAAAGCGCTGAAACTGCTCAAGCCTTTGGTGTTACTCTTGATGAGCTTATTGGTATGATTACAGTAATCTCAGAAAAGACTCGTGAAAGTGGAAACGTTGTTGGTAATATGCTAAAAACTGTACTTCCACGTTTAAATTCAAATAAAGCACAAGAGGCTTTAACAGGTATTGGAGTCAAAGTACGTGAGCTTAATGGCGATTTAAGAAACGCAGTAGATATCTATCGTGATACTGCTATAGCAATGGATGGTCTTACGAAATCACAAAAGACAATGGTTGCCGAAGCATTATCAGGTAAACACCATATCACACGTATGATTGCTATGCTAGAAGGCTTTAAAAAAGTAGATGAAGTAACAGAAACAGCCGAAAATTCAATGGGTTCTGCTCTTGAAGAAAATGAAAGACACATGAAATCTTTAGAAGCTAAATTGAGCCAAGTTACCTCAGCAACACAAGAGTTGGCTTTTTCCATTGGAGAAAATGGTCTTAAAGGCGCAATGTCTGACACACTTTCTGTTACCACAACTTTTGTAAAGGGTTTTACAGAAGTCATTAATAATGGAGACATTCTAAAAAGCGCCATCTTGGGTGTCATAGGCGGCTTTGTAATGTTTGAACTCGCATCTAAAACCACTACTGCATCATTAACAGCAACCACTGGGGCTTTGGGGCTGGCAACAAATGCAACTAGAGCTTTTACTGCTGCCTTAATTTCAAATCCAATTGGTATAGCAATATCTGCAATTACCTTGTTAACGGGTTCACTCATATATTTAACAGGGAAACAAAAAGAAGCAAGAGAAGAAACAGAAAAATTTAATAACTCATTAATTGAAAGTTTATCTAATCAAAAAGAACATATACAAACCCTAGCTAATGAGTATACACGACTAAACAATATTTATAAGGAAAAGAATATAAGTGCTGCTACCACAAATGATCAAGAAAAAGAATATCTAAAAATCCAGAACGATTTAGGTACTCTTCTCCCCTCTCTTATTGATCACTATGATGAATCTGGAAAGGCAAGATTAAAGAGCGCAGATGCTGTTCGTGAGGAAATTGATAATCTTCGAGAATTGGCAAACCTAAAAGGTAGAGAGCAAATTTATAAATATTCAGTTGATACGGAAGAATCTATACCTAAAATTAAAGAACTACAAGCTCAAATTGAGTCTGTTGAACGAATTATTGAGAATGCCAATAATCGGCTAAAAGAAACAGGTATTAGTAGCATATTTAAAAAAAGTTTTGAAAATATGCTGAAGGAAAATAAAAACAAGCTCTACTCTCTGCAACGTGAACTAAGGTCTGAACTTGTTAAAACTCAAGGATTTGTAAATGATACTGTAAAATCTCTCAAGGAAATAAATAATATCAATCTTAACCCCAAAGTTGATAACTATTTTAAAAACCTTGGTAAATCATTAGATAGCAAATTCCTTACTGATCCGACTAAAATTGATTTACTAGAGAAAGCATTACTTAAAATCCAATCAATTCAATCTGCTATGCAGTCAGGGAATTTCGGTTCTACTTCTCTTGGTTCCGCCTTAGAGTCAGTAAAAAAAGAGCTTCAAGAAATTGGCTTAGAAAAATCAATAATTAATAGCTTAGTTGAAGACCTAATGGCAATAAAACCTGCTGCTATTGATGGGGCAGAAGGAATATTAGCTACAGAAGAACAGCTCCAAGATACTTATAAGAAAACAACTGAGATTGTAGGAGAACTAAATAATGTTCTACATAACTTGGCGCAAGGCAAATCAATCACAGCGCAAGAGGCAGCCGAATTAATTTCTAAAGAAGCTGAATTAGCAAATGCATTCTCTATCGAAAATGGAATGGTTAAAGTTAATCAACAAGCTATCATTCAATTAAGAAATACTAAGCTGAATGTATTTGCTGAAATCGGACAAGCAAGAATTAGGGATTTAAACAACCAGAATCAGGCTCTTTTTGTAAAGTTAAAAAATTATGGGATTGAAATTAAAGCTATAGAGAGTGTCGCAGATGCTCAAAATGCTTTAAGTGGTTTAAATACTAGAATGAGTAAAGCATCCAGTATCTCTGAGGCAATGGATATTGAGAAAACACAGAGACAGGTTGAGTCAGTAAAATCTCAAATTGACCAAATCGAAGCCCTCAAAAAAATGATTTCCTCCCCTACTTTTGGAACATCTAAAACTAAAACTCCTTCTCCTAAAACAAAGGCTGAGTATACGGCTCTATCTGAACAACAAAAAGCTCTTGAAAGATTGGACACTACTCTTGCCCTTATAGAACAACGCAAATCTAAATATCCATCCACAACTAACGAATATCGTAAGGCTTTATTAGATGAACGTAATGTTCTTTATCAAAAACTTAGCCTCTATGAGAAAGAAGAAAAGGCTCTGCTTTCTTCTGGGAAAATTGGAGGAAAGAAAAATAAAAAAGGCGCACAGGGTTCGGATGAAGCGTTCAAAAAGGCTGAAGAATTAAAACGTACCATAGCAGACCTTCAAGGTAAAATTTCCGCTGTGTCTTTTGAATATGTTTCTTCTCAAGTTGAGGATTTTGCTGATCGTAACTCTATTTTGGATATTCAGCTTCAAAATGTGGAGTCAAGAATGGCTCAGTATGATAGCACCTCTAAACCTTATCGGGATTCACTTGAGCAAGAAATTGAGTTCCTTAAAAAGAAGCAAGATAACCTACATCAAGCTAACCTTGTAATCAATAAACAAATAAAGCTTGGAGAATTAACTGATGCTCAAATCAAAGGTTTAAATAAAACTTTAACTGAAAATAGCAATGCTTGGTTAGTGTTACATAATAGTGTTAACGAAAAGAAATTAGCTGCTATTAATAGTCTTCTGGAGTCGGAGAAGGAAAAAACCGATGAGCTAACGCAATCAATGGAACTGGCACAAGCATCAATGGATACTATTGGTGATCACTCTAGTAGGGCTTATCTTTCAGAATTTGATAATTATTTGAAGTTAGGGCATCAAAAGTTATCTCAATTGCAACAAGAAATTTCTTTACGTAAACAAGTCATTTCTCAACGCCAAACTGAAATTAGCCTTGTAAAGCGATTAAACACTGAGATTGTAGCATTGCAAATCGAACAGTTAAGGTTAAAGAAATCACTCCAAGATTCTATCCTATCGAATCTTACCGATGTGTATAAAGGTGTTTATGAGCAACAAAAGAAAACTGCGCTAAAGGCTCTTGATGATGAAAAAGATGCGGAAAATGACCGACACAAAAATAAGCTTGATAATCTAAAGAAAGAGTTAAAAGAAAAAGAAAAAGCTATCAAGGCAGAAATTGAAGCAATTGAAGAGCAAATAGAGAAAGAAGAAAAACGCCATAAAAAGGTGATGGACGGTTTAGATGATGAATTAAACCGTTACAAGGAGATTGTCAATGAACGATTGAAATCAATTGATCGTGAAGTAAGTGAAAAAGAATATAATGATGAATTAACTCGCCTACAGAAAGAAAGACAAGGGCTTCAAGAGAGATATAATAAACTTTATTTAGATGATTCTATCGAGGGGCAATACCAACTCAGTGAAGTGGTAAAGCAATTAGCTGAGAAAGATCGAGAAATTGAGGAATTAAATTACAAACGTGGTGTAGAGCTACGTAAAGATAATTTAAATGACAATCTCGATAAGTTTCAAAAAGAAATTGATGCTAAGAAAAAAGCAGAAGATGCCAAGTATGATGCCACTAAAGACCGTTTGAATCAAGAAAAACGTGATCTTGAAAAGCAACTCGATGAGTACAAAGAATACATTGATAGACAGATCGAACTGGAAAATAATAAACACGATCGTCTTCTGAAGAATATTGAAGAAGAGAAAAAACGAACTCAAGAGAAATTCGATGAGTTAATAAATGATGAGCGTAGATTTGCTCAAATGCGTCAAAACATTCTTAATGGTAACCTAAATGCCATGTCATCTGATCTTGATAAATTTGCTAAGTTCATTAAAGATAACATGTCAACCATTGGCGATAGTATTGCAAATAATCTTCTTGCCAAGATAGAAGAAGCCAAAAGAGCCATCAACCAATTAAACAATATACCTATCGGTAGTGGTACAAGTGTTGGCGAAGGTAACACTAGTGGCGGTAACGGGGGTAAGTCACCTAACAAATGGCAGCAATATAAAACTCAAGTTAATGAAATTGTTTATGCTAAAGGTGAATGGACTAAGGCTTACAACAAGGGAGATACAAAGAATCAAAAATATTGGGAAGATAGAGCTAAGCCATACTATAAATTATTGCCTGCGGAGCTTACTAACTTACTTAAGGGAATGGAATATAAGGAAGCTTATGATTGGTATAAAGGAACTTTCCATAAAGGTGGCATTGTTCCTGGTGGCACACCTGATCATTTGACTAAAGTTGTAAACAGCATGTTTAATTTGAAACCAAATGAAGGTGTTATCAAAGCACTTGGTGAAGAGTTGATGATTCCTCCAGAGAATATTACAAAGAATTTCATACCAAATCTCCAAAATCTAATACAGTCATTTACCCCTGATTCCTCGCAAACATTAGCAACCCCAATCGAATCTCACTCACCAATAATATTAAATTTAAATATCGAGAAATTAATGGGCACAAAAAAAGAAGCTGAATCATTTGCTGATCTTGCAGTAAATGCAATAAAAAGAAGAGGTGGAAAAATATAAAAGAAGGATTAGATTTTTATTATAACGGAATAAAGTCAACAGACATGGGATTACTTAATGTTAAAATGTCTAATGGTTTCTTTGAAGAATCTTTTGTTGCAGAGAAACAAATAAATGAAATTACTGTAAGAGGGAATGACAAGCCATATTTTCAAAGTGTGACTCGCTCCCCTCTTTCTTTTTCGCTTACATTTGCGTTTGAACACTATTATGACCACGAAAAAATACGTGAAGTGGCTAGATGGCTCGATCAAGATTATTACAAACCCTTTTATACAACTGATAATCCAAACAGAATTTTCTTTTGTATGTTGCATTCGGATTCAACCTTATTTCATAACGGTTTAAAACAAGGCTATGTAGAGTTGGAAATGAGGTGCGATTCGCCCTACTCCTACTCTCCACAGTATGTATCTGAATGGTGTGAAATTAAAGGTCGCTCCACTGTGATTACTGAAACAACTCAAGTAGATTTTCAAAAGGGTAAACTTGACAATATGATTATCCTTCCTTCTGGAGACGTAACACTAAATAATAAAAAACCTAAATGGAAGGACTTATTAAAGAATAAATGGGGTGATTTAAAGAATGGCAACAACTACTCCTCTTCTTAAACTTAAGGAAGTTGGTTATGAAGATGATGTTGATGTAATGGATTTGACAACTAATTTTCAAGTTATTGATCATTGGTTAGATAAAAATGTCATTGGAAGACATTCGGATTTGTATAAGGATTATGTAGTAGAAGGCTTACTCCCTGCAACAACAGCAGGAGTTCGTATTCATGATTGTGATTCAATTTGGGACGAAATTGCATCACCAATTGGAGTTTCGTTACAGAAGGATACTGTAGACTTCAAATCGGGAGTGGCAAGTTTAAAAATAAATATGCTTGAAAATGCAACTATCGGTTTGCTTGCTTCTGCTTCCATTTATCCAATTGATTTAACAACAACAAAAACAATTAAATTATGGGCAAAGTGCAATGTCAACACTAATGAAGGAGATTTTGCTCTTGTTTTAAGTGATGTTCCTTTAGCTGCCAATCACAAAAAGAAATTAAAACTCCCTTCTTTGGTAGCTAACACATGGACTCTAGTGGAATTGCCACTTGGAGCAAATGTTCAACTAAAGAATATTATTTCGATTGGTACGCTTATGCAAGTTGACAAAGGCTCCTGCATCCTATGGTTAGACTATATCAACGGTGTCAATCTTGAGACTACTATTTCAAATGGTAAAGCATATGTTCAAGGGAATCGAATTGTTAAATCATTAACACCTCATACTTTTTCTTCCTATCGTGAAACCTACTTATTTATCGATAAGCAGGGCAATTACATATATAAAGAAGCTCCTGTAGGATCTAATCAACCAAGCACTCCAGATGATTCCCTATTGCTAGCCAAGATTTTAACTAGTTCTTATGAAATCATTGAGGTAATCGATAAACGTAATTTAAGTGCTTTTGAAGTAAGTCCCACTTTAGCAGATGGACAGGTTACTGAGTCAAAGATTGCCTCTAATGCCGTTACAAACTCTAAAATTAGCAATAATTCTATCACTAGCTCTAAGATCGTTCAAGATGCTGTTTTAAACCATCATATTAAAGATCAGGTTGTTAACAACCCAAAATTACGAGATGCAGATATTTCACTAGGCACAGTTTCAGATGGTACGAAAGCTGGTAAATTAAATGCAGAGTATCGTTCATTCACTATCGGAAAGTACGATTCCGATTATTTTGAAGAAGAGATTCCGCATGAATTAAATCGAGTTCCTAAAGGCTACATACTTGTACGTAGCGATAAAGCTGTGCAGATTTATGATGGCTACTCTTTATGGACTGACAAAAAAATTTTTATACGTGGGAATAATCCAAACACCAAAGTTACTATTATGATTTTCTAAGGGGGATGTTGAGTGAAATGGAATGATTTACGTTTAATCCGTGGCAGTCGCACCTCCCCTATTTTTAGCATTGCAAAAGATACTGGTAGTGGGTACTCCTTGATTAATTGGAATGAAACATCTCCAATTGGCTCAAAAACCTATATTGAAACTAATGTTTCTTATGATGGTGGTCTTAATTGGCAAGGATGGAGAAAGGTAAAAGGTAACTCTCCTCTACCAAATTTTAAAATCGATACTAATTCAAAGTCTACTGTTTTTCAATATCGTTATGTGGCTATTGCTGAAACAAGTGCATCCCTCCCTCTCCTCCATGATTTAACTTTAACTGTTACTCCCACCTATCTTTTTCTAAACAATGGGGATATTCCTTGCAAACCAGAAATATGGATCGAAAAGATTGGAAATGGAGATTTTAGCATCATTAACAAATCAAATAAGAATCTTGAGTTTTCCTTTAAAGATATTAAAGATAAGGAAAAGCTATATATTGATTGTGAAAGAGAACATATCGAGACAGATATCTACAATGTTTACCGTTACGATAACTTTAATAATCAGTATTTAGAGCTTGTTCGTGGACGAAACATTCTAGAATTTAAAGGAAGTTTCAAAGTAAGGTTCAGATATGAATTTAAAACTAGTCAGGGATAAGGAGGCACCTATCTGTCTATTGATATCATGCAAATGGGGAAAATCGATTTCGATAAAAAACCTGTTCAACCTGAGATTTTTCTCGCTAAACCAAATCGCAAAATAATTGCAAAGTTAACAGAAGCTCACAACATCGTTTTTACCTCTCGCCTTGGCTCTCTTAATGAGTTAACCTTTGATATCCCCTATGAACGTGAAATTCACCATCAAAACAAGCGTAATCCCAATATAGATCAATTACGACATCGTTTTTTGCTTAAGTTCGTAAAAGGTAATTATGAAGAATGGTTTATTATTGATGTTCCAACTGGAACAATGAATGAAAAAGGTGATGTGAAACAAATTCATGCTTTTTCTTTGGGATATGAACTTACAGACAAAAATGTACGGGAATACAAGGAAATTTCTGTATCCGCATCTGCTGTGCTATTAGACGCATTAAGAGGAACCATTTGGAATATTGGATATGTTGATGCAGAGTTCGATTTAAAGTTCCGCTCCTTTGAAATAACCTCCACTACAGTTTTAGATTTTGTTTATGAGATTGCTAAAACTTTTAATGCACTTATTGTATGGGACACAAAGAAAAGGCAAATTAATCTTTACAAACACGAGAATCTTGGTAATAACAAAGGCTTAAAGTTTTCTTATGGTCGTTATTTAAAAACTTTAGAGAAAGAAATACAGCCAGATGAAATGGTTACTCGCCTAAAAGTATTTGGGAAAGATAATCTTTCAATTCAAAGAGTAAATCCGACTGGTAGTAACTACATAGAAAACTTTGGCTATTTCATGTTCCCCTTTTACCGTGATGAAAAAAGAAACGTCATTTCGCATAGTTATTATATGTCAGATGAATTATGTCATGCCATTCTTGATTATGTGAAATTGATAGAAGATCATAAAGATGAATTTAAAAAATACCTAACTGAAAAAGAAGGATATCAAAAAATATTACTTGCTGAGAAAGCCACATTGGTAAAGTTGGAAAATGAATTGCAGGTAATTTTGGACAACTTATTTGTTGCACAAACTACCTTACAACCTGATGAATTTTATCAAGCCCAAAAAGCCAGTAAACTTCAAGATATCACCAACCAAAAAGTAGTACTTAGAAGAATAGAAAGTTTGATTGCAACTGTAGATTCTAAGATTAACACTCTTAAAGACAAGATTTCTGTTGAAAAAAACTTTACTCCAGAGCTAATCAAAGAGCGCAATCAATATATCATTGAAAAAGAATGGGTCAATGAACAAATTATTGATGATAAAGATTTGTACGATGCTGGTATTAAAGTATTTGAGGAATTTGCAAAGCCAAAGACTGTAATAAACATGGACGTTGTAAACTTCTTCGAAATCATTGAGGAGCAACGCAACTGGGATAAGCTCAATATTGGTGATACAGTGACGATTCAATATGAAAAGCTTGATGTTAATGTAACTGCAAAAATCACTGAAATGGAATTTAATTTTGGTGATGCAAATATTAAGCTTACTATCGCAAATGTAAATGACATTGAAACAAATGAAGATAAGTTCATCAAATCTCTTTATAAGTCTATCTCTACCTCTACTAAAGTAGACATGAGTAAATATAAATGGGACAAGTACGAACATGATCTTGGTGATGTTAGTAAAATCATTCAGAACATGTATGACTATGTGAAAGATCAGCTTACAATGGCTTTTAATGAAACGGTGATTATTGATAGGTCGGGAATTACAATTATTGATCCAAATGATCCCCTTACTTTTCTTCGAGCTACACATGGCTGTTTGGCAATTACTAATGATGGTGGCAATACCTATAAGCATGCTATTACAGGCATTGGTATTGTTGGGGAACGCATCTATGGACGTATAATTACTGGTGAACGTGTGGTCGTTGGTGATCCTGATGGGATACTTGAAATTCGTGGTAATAAAATGGTTATTACTGACCGTAATAAGCGTGAAGTCATGTGGTTTGGACTGTATGATACTAAACCTGATCGCTTTGGTGTTAAGCTTGAGAATGATCTTAATCAAGTCATTATGGATCGAGATGATGGATTTACCATCAATCGAAAAAAAGGAATAGAGTGGCATAAAATTCTCTGGCTAGATACAAACGGAATTATTCATTCCGAAGGATTAGTAACTAAGAATATAAAAATCTTCTCCGATAAGAATGAACTGCTACTAGATGCAGAAGAAGGAATTATTGACCTTCGTCCTATTAATGGTCATTTAGGGCAAAATATTACGCTTAGTACGAAAGATGGAATTTGCGTTACTCGTGGTAATGGGTTAAATCGAATTTGGTTAAACTCAGACTCAGGTATTGCTATTGAAAAGAGAAAAGACAATAGATGGTTCAAAACATTCTATGTTGATTTAGATGGTAAGCTAGTAGCTGAAGAGTTAGTTGCAAAACGATTAACTATCATCAATTCCAAAGGAGAGACACTTTTAGATCAAGACGCTTTAAATTTTGATTTTACAACTCTAGATTCAATTATCCTCGATGATGTTATTATTTCTTCTGAAAAAGTGACTCTCCTTAATCAAGTTCGCTCTTTACAGCAAACTTATCAAACCCTCTTATCTCAGATTGACACTTATCTTGGGCAAGTGTTTACAAACCGTGAAAAAAGCTATCCTGAATTAGACAAAGCTAAAAACAAGTTAGAAGCTGCAAAAAGCAAACTTGTTGCCAAATATAATCGATTAGTCTCTTATGTTACTCCTGTCTTTATCGACATGAATAAGTCTACAAGTATTACAAAGGACTTGCATTCAAATCGCACCGAATTTTATCAGGTCTTCAAGGATTATCATGAAGCTGCTACATTAGCAAGAAACTCTCTAGAAAACTTCCTTGAAAAAAGCTCGCTTCAATTAGGGCGTGATTATAACAACGTGGTTATTGATGCTGAAAATGGCATTACAGTCACACGTGGAGATAATCTTGTTAAAACTACTTTAAATGCTACGGAAGGTATTAAAATTGAGCGAAAAGAAGGTGGCTCATGGGAAAAGAAATTTTATGTAGATACAAATGGGATACTATATGCAGAAGACTTAGTTGCCAAGCGCCTTATCCTCTTAGGCGGTGAATCTGGAGAAGATTTAATCATCGATGCTAATACAAAATTCATGGATTTGAATCAGTTTGATAAAATCGTAGGGAATTTACAAGCAGAAAACATTACAGCTAAGGCAATCACAGCAGATGAAGGTTTTATTGCTGATCTATGTGTAAACCAGCTAAAAACTATTAACCCAGATGCTGAAACAAGTACACGGAATTACATACATATACATGACCAATATATTAAATGGATTACAGGTCAAGCTACTGGCAGTACACAAGCTCGAAATAGAAATGGCGACTTGCTATATTGGCTTGATTCAGATCGTTCCTCTACTACCATCGAAGATACAGGATATCCTGTGGAAGCTTTTACATACGATGAATTAATTAAAATGCAGATTTATTTTAATAGTAATGACCCATCTGCCTACCCTATTATTGAAATGGGTGCTGGTTCGGGCAATGGTCAGGCAGAAAAAGCTTGGATTTATAAAAATACTGAGAAATTTGCTATTGATTATTTTACTTCAAATTCGTCAGGGCAAGGTAAACGGAGTATTGTTTTGAGCAATGATGAGATTAATATTTCCTCGAATGTTGGATCAGCACAAACATCATTAAAAATGACAAACAGTGAAATTGAAATTAAATTACAAGGTTCTGGTATGAGTTCAATAAAAATGGAATCGAATGGAAATATAAGGCTACAATCTCTATCTGGAAGCTATATTGAGCTTGGTCGTGATGTTCGTATTGTATCTGCTGGGAATTTATACTTAAATTAATAATCTTCTGTGATCTATCCGATATAAGTACTAACAAATATTTACACAAAGTTATTTACAATGTAAAGGAGTTATTACATGAGGAAATATTTGTTAGTATCCTTTTTAATATTAAGTTTAAGTGCTTGTAGCAATGCTCAATCAGAGACTCTTTTAAATCAAGATAACACCAACAATAAATTTAATTCTCAAAATAATGATGAGGAATTAGCTAACAAAGAACTTGAAGATATTTATCAACTGATATCTAATAAAAACTATATGCAAGCTGAAAAACTTTTAAATAATTCAAGATTCTATGAATTTAGAGATGAATACAAGATCCTTTCTAGTTTTAAAAATGCAATGCGTGCTAAAGACAATTTTAATGAAGAAACAAAAAGATTTAAATACATGGGTATACCTTTATCATTAATTCCAAATAGCTACTCAGCTCTTCACAAGAATGATATTTTAAAAGAAAAAAAATCCTTTTTAAATGAAATGAATGCCCTAATTAAAAATGGAAAAATAGACATTTTAATTGAGGTTTTCAATGAACCTGAGAATGTTATACCAAGATCAATTTATCACTATTTAAGCTTCATCAAAAAGGAAAAGAGCAATATTGTTGAAGCAACCCAACATTTATACGAAATCCCCAAAGAATATGATAGTTATTTTTCTGATGAGATAAAATTAGCATGGGAGAAGTATAAAGTAGTTCCCAAAACAATTGATAAAATTAATAGCAATAAAACTTCTTCTAATAGAACTTTCTTAATACCAGCTATCGGAATGACGAAAGAAGAAGTTCTTAATTCTGCATGGGGAAAGCCCAATAGTATAAATAAAACAACTACAGCTAACGGAGAACATGAACAATGGGTTTACTCCATTAAAAAATATGTATACTTTGACAATGGTTACGTTACAGCAATTCAAGAATAATAGTCCCTCTTTGAGGGGCTTTTTTATTAGGAGTGATTACTATCCCCCTATTAGCTATGGAAGGCAGTAAAACAAGAGATGTTACAGCTACAGATATAAGGTATCAAATTTGGAATCCATGTCTCACACAAATTTGTAATGACGATGGCTGTGTTTGTGTCGGGGGCTATGAGAATCACACTGGTACGTCTACTGTAAAAGGCGTGGTTCAAGCATCTAGTAGTAAGGTGTTTGTAAATGGTCGACGAGTTGCCAAACTAAATGATTCAGTTAAAGAAACTGAACAGACTCATATCCCAAATAATGCAGTCAATGTAAGCAATCACGAAGGTGGATCAGGGAAAATAATTGTAGGTAATAATAATCGAGTTTACGTGGAGGGTGTATTAGCAGCTATTGTTGGGAGTGCAGTAAAAACTCATACCACTCCTACTACAGTTATTGAAACTGGCTGCAAGAATGTATATGTAGGCTCTAAGTAATGTATAGGAGGTGATGATTTGGCTTTTAATTTTCAATATAATGATCCTCTTTTAATTGAGTGGCGTAAAGGTGATGAAACTGATCCTTATATTGACCGAACTGAAACTCATAAGATAATTAATAATCGTATCGTTCTTTCTGAAATTCCTGCTGAGTTTCATAGAGTAGAAATATACGGATATTCAGAAATTGATCAACGCAAGCCTGATTCAAAACCAATTCCTTTAGAAGATGAGTTTATAGTTACCTACTATAATGGTTTCATTACCTTTCATCCATCTCAAGAACACAAAACTGTTGCTGTCTCCTATAAAGGTCGTGGAATGATTCAATATCCTGCATCACGCATTTATGCTCATAATCCCAATAGTGATGTAGTAGAAAATTTACAGCATATTATTGATACAGCTCTCATCAAGATAATTGAAGTTGGAGATTCTATAGATAAAGCCCTCGAAGCTGCCAAAAATGCTAATATGGCTGCTGAAGGAGCTTTTTTTGCTACCAATCGTGCAAATCAAGCAACTGAAATGGCTCTATCAGCATCAGATAAAGCAATTAAAGCTGGTAATAATGCCGACGAGAAAGCCGATTTAGCTTATAAAGCAGCTATGACTACTCGCCTAATTTGGTTAAAACCAGTTGATAAATATGAGGATATTGCCTTAGTCTACCCCAATCCAGAAATAGGCTCTACCACAATGGTTTTAAGTACGGGCAGTCGCTATCGATATGAAGGTGATGGTAAGTGGGAAGAGATTGACAATTACACTAGAGGCTCAATCCCATTAGCAAATGAAAAGATAGATGGTCTTATGTCTTCAGACGATTTTAATCTGATTCACGATAAACTTCAGATCAAATCAATCTACTTTGTCCTTCCTACTATCACTATGGATGGTGTTCAAAAATACATCATTCCGATTCCCTTTGATTGTAAGATTAAATCTATTAAAGCAATATGCAATAAGCCTTCTAGTGCTTCCCCTACTCATTTTTTTATTGAAAAAATTTCAGGTAGTGACTTTGGTACTCATAGTGAATGGGAAAAAATTACCGATCTACCTATTCAATTTAAAACAGACCATTATTCAGCTTTTATCCCTCCCCTATTATTTAGTGAGATAAAAAAGGATGATGTATTACGTTTATTTGTAGAAGCTGACAAATTCGATCCTCTACAAGAAGGTATTTCAATACAAATAGATGTTGTTTTATAAAATAATTTTAATGGAGGTTTACATATGGCAGAACCATTAATTAGCTGGTATTCACAAGACAATACATTAGATTTAGCTGCTAATGGCGGTTGGAAGATAGGAACTATCAATGCAGGAGATACTTCTCCACAATTAGGTGTACTACTTTGGAATAACAGAGGTGGTACATCTGCCGTATCAGATATGAATGACTGCACTCTCACTACAGTAGATACTCAGGGTGGTTCTAATAGTCCAGTTGTTACAGGTAAATGGGTTTCTACTAAAATAGTATCCATGTCAGAAGTTAATTTCACTGCAATTGGTGGTAATCAATCAACTAAAAAAATCAAAGCTAGTGGTCAAGAGGACGGTACTATTGCTGGAGCTGTAAATGATGCAGTTAAAGAAAACTCAAAGGCAAACTTTGCTGAATTTATTCTTCAAGCCACTCCCCCACTAAATGCCCCTGCTGGCACTTTTAATTTTAATGTTCGAGTCTCTTATACATTTACCTAATAAAAAAGATATTTCATTATATAAAATAACCTATGGGCTGTTCTCAATTTGAGTGACAGCCTTTTATATTGGAGGTCAATACAATGTTATCTCACATTATCCCCTACTCTCCTGTGCCACAAAGGGAGTTTATCTGGTTGGCAGAATACGTTGATGGCACTTATCTATCAGAATTTGACTTTAATACAAAACAAGAAAATGATTTTTACTCTATAAGCAAAAAAACTGTTGTTCGTTTTGGATTAATCGGTCATGGACATAAGCTTTATTATGAAACATTTGGTGGTCATCTTAAATTAGGCAATGGACAAATTGATCTTATTTATAAGACTGGAGATAAGGAATACTTTCTAACAGGACAAAATGAGCCTTATCAAGATTTGATTACTTTTAAACGTGCTGAAGCAGAAATAAACTTGTTAAATAGTTCTGGAGAACTAAGACCTATTATCACAGAGTATGTGTTTGGGTATAAGCATAAATTGAAATTTAAAGATGTTTCTTTTCATATAAAAGTTTTAGTTGGATTATCTGAAAAATCCCCTATCCTCACTCTTCGATTAGTTTCAAATAGAGATGTGGAAGGCAGTGTTGGAATTAAGCTTAATGGAATAGCAGTAAGCGAATTGATGGCAAATCTCACAAAAGAAATTAGTCAAGAATTTAACTGGGAGATGAATTAAATGCCTAAAGTCTTAATTGGAAGTGAAGAAAAAGAATTTGATGCCGTTATCTATGTGGATGTAACAGGTGATGATACCACTGGAGACGGTAGTAGAAAAAAGCCATTTAGACATATAGATAAAGCATATTCTGTTTTGCCAAATACGGGGAAAGCTTGTATTTATGCTTTATCAAAAGGAGACTATGAACTGAGAAATGGAATTCAAGGAGGACTTAAATCTTCTATTGAATTGACGTATGCAGTACATCCGTTACATTTAGGAAAGGTTAACTTTCATCTTTATAAAATATCTCATAATGACCGAATAAAAATGGTTTTTTTAAATGAATTTATTGGCATCATTTTTAAGGCTATGTCTTCTCTTTTGAATCAGTATTATGAACGATTTGAATCTAATGTCACTCTTAATTTAAGATTCTCAAATTGTGTTTTTGATGATCAGTCCTATGTTGCATCGTTTCCAATTGTTATATTAAATCCTAATCAAAACACAATCATTAACTGTTTTGAATTTGTAAATTGTGTTTTCAAACAAAAAAGTTCTTGGAACGATAATCCAAGTGTGGATAAATTTATAAACTGTGCTTTTCATAGCTCTACAATAACTACTCAACCATACAACTTACTAGGGGCAACCTATGACTATCATAATAGGATTACTACAGGGGAGTGGAAAAATAAAGGGACTGGGGAGAATCTAGATGGTTCACCTGCTCATATTGGTGTGTATGGTGGCAAATATGCGTGGGAGTTTGATGCAAACGCTCAAATATCTTTCGATGATGAAGTCTTTACAATCCCTCGTGATACTGAATATCCTATCAATTTTAAAGTTAATCCTCCTACGTCAAACTTGCCAGCAGCAGGTTCAACAATTATGACGAGCACGACAGTAGGAAATGGAAAGATATTTTCAGCTACCTTAGATAAAACAGAGTGGAACGTAGTTTTTTCATTGGAGGTAATATAAATGCCAAAGCCTAAAACGAATGGTGAATTACGAACAGATATTGAATCAATGAATATTGGCGATTATATTCCTTGTACATATATAGCTTCCAATGACAAAGTGGGTAAATTTGAAAGCTTAGGGATTATTACAGGAGAAGAGCTTACAGTAGAGTACCCTTTTACATCTCTTGCAAGCCCAAATGGATATTTCTATTTTGTTAAGGCAGATAAAGGGCTTTTAATTTCTGATCGTGTTGTTCAATGTGAGATTTCATGGAAATCAATTAATCAAGGTAAGTGTATTGATGGATTTACTTTAAAGTTAGGGAACGTGAACGGAAGAATTAGATCTTCGTCCGGTGGCACTCAAAACATGCCTAACAAGGGGGCGTACCCAGAAAGTAATGAATGGGATACTTATATTGTAAACTCCACTTTAAACGGCAATATTGTAAAGGGAGATGATTATGTATGGCATTGGCGAGAAATGTACTCGTGGTCACAGGATTGTTATCATGATCCGGATTTTAGCACAAAAGGCGTATATCGAACAATAAGAGGAGTAATATCTGTCAGTCATTATAATTACATTCATGCTGACAGTAAGTATTCATTGTATGGCTTTAGACCAGTATTTGAGTATAAGGAGTGAATTAAATGGCTAAAGTTGGGGAACAGTTACTAATTCCAGAGTCTGGATGGAGAAGAATAGATGACACCCATCCTTGCATTAGTTATATTGGTAATGGATGGACGAGGAATGTTTCTAGTGCCTATTATAATGGAAGTTACACATGGACTAGTAATCCATCTGGAACTAAAATAAAATTTTCTTTTATTGGCACTAAGATTAGAATTATTTCATCAGTTCATTCCATAGCAAGATCAGAAAATCAATTAATCTCAATTGACGGGGTAATAGAAAAATATTCTCTATTAGGAATTGAGACTATTCAACAATGCTTAGTGTATGAAAAAATTGGATTACCAAAGGGTTTGCACCATGTAGAGATTACTATTGATGATCCTTCGAATGATGTTAATCACATGTTAGATGCAATTGACATTGATTACGATGGTTTATTATCTAGAGAAAAAAGAACATTTTCAGATATGCAAATTGGGGATGTAATTTCTTGTGATTATACATGTTCTACAGGTAACTTAGGTGCATTCGCTAATTTTGGGAAAGCTGAATATCCACTATTTCAATATAAAAATGGATATTACTCAAATAGTGGAAGTTTCAATTTTATTTATGTAGATAATGATTATAAGGGTAGAAAAATTCTCGTTGCAGACCGAAACATTCAAAATTATATTTCTGCGCACAGGTTGGACAACAGTGGCATCACAAGTAGTACTGGAACCCCTTATGTTACGGTAGTAAACCCAATACTTAGTTCTGAAACATCTCATTCTACAATAGGTGTAGCAATTTGTAGTAGCACCGCCTATTCAGATGGATCAAGAGCAGCTTGGAAAGCGTTTAGTGGGAACCCCCAAGCCTCTTGGATGAGTAAAACTGTACCAGAATGGCTAGGTTTTCAATGGACTACGCCTAAAGTTGTAAATGGATATTCTTATGGTATTGAAAATGCTGCGTACTCTCCAAGGTCTTGGATTCTTCAAGGCTCAAACAATGGAGAAACTTGGGATAATTTACATCAGGTTGATGATTATCCCTATAGCTCTGATGATTTTCCAAGAACTTTCTATTTTAATAATGAAAAAGCATACAAATCATACCGAATCTATGCTAAACAAATATATACCACGGCTAGTCCACGAGTAACAATCTCCAATTTCAAGTTTTTGTATAAAGGTAATGACAAATTCAGTTTGCGACTGTTAACAGGAGGTATTGATTCAAACGATAAAGATAGTGAATGGGATAGATATATTGTAAACAGTAATTTAAATGGCACAATAAAGGCTGGAGACAATTTTGTTTGGAATTGGCAAGAAGTGTATAGTCATACTAGCTCTATTTCTGCAACCGATTTAAATTATAAAGTTTTGCGAGGGAGAAATTCAGTAGATACTTGGAATCGAGCTATAATGAATGAAAGCAATTCTCTTTATGGTTTCCGTCCCGTTTTAGTGGTTGAACCTTCCTACGATCACAAATATCTTATTCAAATTGAAAATGATGTTTACAATATTGCAAATAAAAAACTTACTAAAGTAGGAGTATCACCAGCTACTCCAGATATGTTTGTTAAACATGGATTAGAAAACTTAGTAGAGCTAACTGAGGATATCATAGAGACTCTTCCCTCGCAGCAAACTCAAATTCTCTGTTGGACAAACAATATAGAAAAAGATGAGCGAAAGTTAGTTTACACTGGGTATAAAAAGAACAAATTTAAATATAAAGTTGATTTTGGCGATCCAACACAAACTATTAAAGACTGGTCAAATTTAACAAATTCACCTGTCACTGATACTGCCCTTATTCCTTCTAGCAACTTAACTTCTGTGACGAATCCCTATTACATGAGAGTCATTGTTAAGCAAAATAATGGCACTCAGGTTTCCAAAGATGTTAAATTGCTCATCTATGACACCCCTCCAAAGATTATCGGTGATCTGATTGGAAGAACACTTGAAATTACTTTTGGAGATGAGGAAAATGATAGAATTAGATTTAATGTTAAGTTGAACGGAAAACAAATATATCCATCCATAGGCTTTACTGACCTCTATTTCACTCCTTATAAATTCCAAACCACTCTTAACTCTGAGGATATTGTTATTGGCTCAACCAATACTATAGAAATTAATGCAGAAGATGAGTATGGTAGCCCTAATACATATGTGTATAGTTGGATTGGTGATTATATCGGTCTGATGTTCTCAGATGAAAAAGGAAAATACTACTCAACTGACGCTGGTGAAGTACTTCAATATCTTAGCTTTGGTACTATTATTGCAGGACAAACAACCCTACCTGTTAAAGTTAACTTAACAAACAAAGAAGGGATGGACATTAAGAATTTAAAGGTTGAATTGCACGCTCCTGCATATTATCAAACCCAAATCCAATTATCCAAAACTGAAAATCCTTTTGTTTCTGAACAAGTGCTAACCTTCGAGGATATTCAAAAGAAAGATGAGAACATGTCTTTTTATGTGCGGATTGTAACTAATGCAGATGATGACGCTCACTCTGGTGAATTTGATATCTATGCAGAAGCTGAACCTGCCTCTGAAAGTTAATTCTCAATACAATGAGAAGGTGTGATTATATTTGAACAATACTATGAAGGGGAAGTTTTCTGTATGGGGGTTTAGACAGCCTACCATTCCTGCCTCTATAAGCATCCCCTTTTTAAATCATTTTCCAGCCTCTATTACAATTACTCCAAAAAACAAAATGACAGGTCGTTTCGAAACTATTGAGCGACCATTAGAGATTCACGAATTAACTTCAATAAAAGATAGTACAATCCGTGAGGGTATCCCTACTCTTAGCTATGGATCAGATCCAAGCATGCTAATTGGTAAGACTAATTCAGAGCGTTTTCGTGGATTGGTTGAGTTTGATTTAACTAAGCTACCAAAAGGAAAAGAGTTAAAACAAGCTAAGTTAAAGCTGTATTGTGGATATTTAGAATCACCCATTAATCTTGCTTTGTTTGAAATTCTCGATGATTGGCGAGAACATGATGTAACATGGAGTAATCAACCACCTCAAGGCAGAAAGATAATTGAGAAGTACATTACTCATGCTGATGGATATATTGAAATTGATGTATTCACTTTAGTAAAAGAATGGTATGAAGGTAAAACACCTAATCATGGTGTTTTTTTATTTGCAGAAGAACAGAACGAGTCTTCTACTATTCAACTCCAAACAAGGGAATCGTCCACTCCTCCTATATTAGAAGTAGGGTTTTATAAGCTCATATCTAGTTTAGCTTTAGGCAAGCTGCCAGCAACTTTGTCTATTCGTGCTAACGGTGAGGACACTCTAACAGCTTCCATCAATGTAAACAGCAAATACAAAGTAAAAGACTTGGCTGCTCAACTATCTATTTTAAGAAAATCAGTAGATACTAAGTTAAACTGCTCAATGGATGTGGTAGGCAAACGAAACAACTCAATGTCGGCTTTCATATCTATTGAGAAGAAGCCAAGAGAAGCTATAATTCCTGCTGAACTTATTGTAAGACGATTAGAAGACACGTCCTTATTGGTTTCTATAGCCATTGATAAAAAGCCACGTATGAGGCAGCTAGATGCTTCATTAACTGTACGTGTAGCTGAGTATCAACAGTTATTCTCTAATCTGAGCATTGAAAAAAAAGAACGATATAAACAACTACGTTCAAACATTAGAGTCGCTTATGCAAAGAATTTGCCATCTACCTTTAGTATTGAGATAAAGAAAAGAAATCGTGATCTTACATGTTCATTAACCGTTCGACAACGAGAAAGTGATACACTTAGTGGCTCAGTTGTTATTCCATCAAGGAAGTTTTTCACTAGTCAAATGTTTATTCGACATGTTAGAGATTTCCCTTGTAGTATTCAAGTTAACTCAGGATTTTTAAATGCGGAAATTAAGGTTAGAGGATATCGGGATGTACAAATTCCAGCTACTGTTACAGTAAGGGTAAGAAGGATTAGTGACATACATGCGAGGATTACGGTGAGGAATTTAAAATATGATGCAGATGCTGGCTATGTGTTTATTTTGTAGGTTGGGGCTACAAAATAGAAAGAAGTAGATCACCCTTGAGCCACACAACTCAATGATCTACTCCTTCGCAAAGTGAGTCGCCCCCTTGAGGGGGACAGTCTCTTGTACGCAAACCGTAGGTGTTAGCAGCACCTGCGGTCTTTTTGAACCCATGTCAGTATATTAACTATAGCATAACACATATTGGTAAAAATACAATTCCAATGTTAGCTAAGTCTTTTGTTAGCTAGAAGTTTAGTTAGCTCTCTTAGTACGTCTGTTAATTCAATCAACTGTAAATAAACCAATAAGAACAAAAGCACAGATGCAAACAAAAGAAATATTTTAAATTTCTCCATTTACTCCTCCTTGTTCCTTACTGTTTACGTTCATCGACATAAACACGCATAGAGTGCTTATACATATTTCCTTTATATATAACATTTGCTGTGAGATTCTGATTTAGCTCAAACCACTTATCAGATTTAGGAGCAGAGATGGCTATTCCCGGTTGAATACTAACTTTGTCAGGTAAGCTTAATTTATTCCAAGGAGTCTTAACATTCCATTTGACATCGCCATCACTATAATTCCCATCTACAGTTAACGAGATTTTCCCTCCAGTGTCAAAGCTCCAACTAATCCCCCAAGGTAAGCTTACAGTAAAAGAAGAGGAATCTTTATCAGTATCAGGGGAGAATTTTTTAAGTACGTTTTTACCTGTTTGAAATGCTTTGAATTCAAAGCTGTCATTCATTGCACTTCCTTTTACGGTATCTAGCTGGATGATGTTATCTACGTAAAAATAATCCGATTTTGAATTTTTACTTTTTATATCTTGGTATGCATCGTAACTCACATACATTTCAGATATTTTGTTACCATCATTGTCCTTTACATAGCTTGTAAAGGTGTCGTCCCCTATAGCAGCAAAATCATTTAACTCATATGGGTAAAGTTTAACATCTTTATTTCGTTTTTGATACTGTTCTTGAAGAATCTCTTCGAGAAAATTATTGTTTAAAGCCAAGCTTGTACTGTACGTATTTTTATCATCAGATATAATATCAACCTTGGCATAATCAAGTTTGAATCTGCTCCCTTTTTTCTTAATAGTAATCACTTGATAATCATCTATACTTTTTGCATTTTCCGACAACTCAAGCCCAAAAAAATTGTCTAATTTGTGCAAATCAAGTTTATCACCATATACATAAATTGGTTTCTCATCCTCTACCATTAATTGAAATGTGTGTAGCAGCTCTTTATCATGTAATAAATCCTCCATGGATACTGCTGCAACATCTAAGTTGCCTATATTAGATTCTGCACTTTTGATAATAGGAACTGTGTCATAGGAAACTCTATCTTTTGCCAAAGCAGGATTTATACACAGAGATACTATTCCTAAACTCAAGAAAGAAGATAATACTTTTTTTGATAACAAGTCTCTCAACTCCTCTTTTTGTTAGCATATAAAAACGCCTTTAGTCACAAATCCATACTTTATACCTAGTTATCTTCAATGAATAGCTGAACAACGGCTATATAATTATTTCCCTACTGGGTTTCGAAAAGTTTTCCGTACAGCTTATTCACATGTTCGATAACTACTTTTCCAATAAAAAATTTTCCCCCTTTGAGCGCAAGGGCATGATAGACTTGAATGGAGCATTTTTTAAATGCTTGGAATGTCGGGGTGTTCCTAAGCTTTCTGAGGGCATATGGGAACATCCCGTTTTATTTAAATTCCTTCTCTCGACATCTATCATCGTCCCAAACTAGCATTTTCCAACTCCTTTTAGAAAAATCTGAAATTTAAGTGAGGGAAATAGCAGTTCGAGGCGAGTCACCTCTCACTAACCTTTTTTTGGGAAATTATGTTGTGCTTTTATCTTTAGTCTCCAGAACCCAAACCCGTAAAAAAATAATAACAGAAGCAAACTAACTAACCAGTATCTTGTGTCAATTGCATAGACTAAACCAGACAGCAGACCGCCATTTATTGGCTTGAATATCCATTTGTTTTTGAAGATATCGTATAAAGTAGTGATAAGCATTAAACCAAATGCGATATAAATATAATTATTTGCCATGACGATCGCCTCTCTTTTATCTAGATTTCATCATAAAACCGCCACTGTATACTCTAAAAATAACACCATTTCCTTTATTTTTGTTAGAAACTAGAGAAGCCGCAGTTCCAGCAATAGCACTGCATAATGCAGATGAAGCCGCAGGAAGAGGACCCATAAATAATGACAAAATTACAGATGCTACAGCAGTAACTCCAGTGGCAACAATTAAAACATCAATAACCGCCCTAGTATCATCATCATTTGCGTAAAACCAGAGACCGACATCCCAATTAGGGTTATCATATATATAGGTTTGCTTTGATTTTCCTTGATATTTAGTTGAACCTTCATGCTCTGGAGGAATAGCAGACGGAGATAGTTCATTGGATGGCTTGTCACTAATTACTCTTTCCTTTATTAATTTATTCGCTTGTCTAAATGTATCCTCCATTAATACATAGATTTCTGTTGGAATATTTTCTCTAGCCTTATCTGTAAAGTAGTACCCCTTATTACTTACAGAGTAATACTGCTTATAATCGTCCAATCCCTTGAAAAGTAGTTTTGCATCCTCAGATTCCATTATTTCATGGATTTTTTCAGCAGTTTCATTGGGCAAATTCAATTTATTTGTAGCTTGTGTAATATTGCTTGTGTGTGCAGAAATAGGGACTGCAAAATACAATGAAGATGTGAAAATTGACAAGGAGAGAGCAACAAAAATCGATTTTTTCAAAATAAATACACCTCTTTCAAAATTATCGTATTTTTATGAATATCACAATAAACTTATTGGAGGTCTAGTTGTCAGTACTAACACGCTGAAACGTTCAAATCTTTTCCCTTCCAGTCATCAATTAATACCCTTTAATATTGACCAACCGATAGTTATTTTTTGATATGCAACAAGGTACTCATCTAGTTGCTGACTCAGTTGCAACACTGTTGGACTTGAAAATGAGCCTTCTTTGAAATACAACATCTCTAATTCTTGACGGAGGAGTTCAATATTTTTTTGTAAGTCATTTCCTAGTTGAGAATTTTCTGTTTTCATATTTTGTAAGTGAGTGGTAAAATGAACTTGAGTAACATTTTTTGTTTCTCAAGGTGGGGCGTTCCGATTGTCTGCAAACTAACGGGAACGCTCCTTTTAGTTGTTAAGTCGTTTAGATCGAAGTTCACACCTCCTTTCTTCCTCCTGAGTATTATTTTCCATTATGTTCTATTTTTTACTTAAAAAGCTATTTTCTTGAAACGTTTTACAAATTACGACAAAATATTGATAAAAAAACATAAAAAAGGAACGCTATTTAATAGCGTTCAAAAGTAACAAAAGTGTCAATAGCCCGGGTCATCTAAGTATGCAGAGATTGCTGTCTCATTTCTTGCTTCATGTCTTTCTACAAATGATAATGAAGCAGAAAATAGCAATGAAAGTAGGCTAAAAAACAACAATGTTCTTTTCACCATCCTCAACCCCTTATCTATTTATTTGATTTATTTCATTATAAATATACACCAGTTTTCCTAATATTCTCTTTTCAAGTTTTTTGTAATTTTTATTTACACAGTTTAATATTGCACCTATGCAACGATTAATTTCTATATAAGCGTTCACTTTTTCATAATTCAAGACACTTTCAAATAAGTTTGAAATGCCCATCTCAATATTTCCTTGTTTGATATTAAAATCCCCTCTTATTTTATAGAATCTACCTAGCTCCCGGTATCTATATGGAGTTCTAACATCAATGTTCATCTTTCTTTCTTCAATAGAATCAAGAACACTCACAATTGAATCATCATCTTTCAATATTAGTAAAGTTTCCAACAAATCATTTAACCTATGAATGTAATTGTCATCAGTAGCCTCAAGCAAACATTCTTGTAGTAGTGGGATTGCTAACTCATACTCTCCCCTTTTTAGGTGTATGTTTGCTTTGATTGTTTTATTACACTCTAGAACAAATTTATATCCTAATTTACAGAAGTGATTAACATAGTTTTCTGCTGACTCACAATCATTTAAGCAGATGTAAGAGTTACATATTGCTAATGCCACTCTTTCCTTTAGCTCGTTATTGGTAACGTCTTCTGCAATCCCCTTTTTCCCCATTTCAACACATTGTTCATATTTTTTTATAGCATATGCTTGAAGTGCCATTTTAAAGTATAAAATTATCTTATCCTCTTCAGTCAAAAAATCTACATAGTGAATAGCTTCTTCACCAACTTTAAATGATTCCTCCATACTTTTAAAATCTTGTCTTTCAATCAAGTATTTCTGTAAGGAGGATTTAGCAATGAAGTGTGGTATCCCATGCACTCTTGAATATGAAATTATAGTATTAAAAAGTGCTAACTTCATTTCATTGTTCGTGCCACTGCTAGCAAGTCTATATATGTGTTCTAATAGTATATGTGTTTCTTCTTTGGAGTTCTCAAGGAATTTCATTGCCACTTTTATCATTAAAGAAGTATTTGAGACTTCAATGCATAACGATAGAAAATCGTCAAATACTTCGATCCGATGCTCTACTTCGATATACCATTCAATGATCTCTTCATAGGGGATTTCTAGTACATCTGCAATTGGTTTTAATGTCCGAATCTCTGGACGTTTCGTTTCTCCAGATTCAATCTTCGACAAAACCCCTTTGCTAATCCCTGTCATTCTCCCTAATTCCGATAAGCTAATTCCTATCCCTACTCTTTTCCCCTTTATCAGTTCCCCCAATGTTGTGAAAGTTAGACTCACACTCATGTTAATCCCCTTCCATAATTTATAAATAATATCATTGCATCCTTTATTAGTCTTAACTTAATTCTAACTTTATTGTATTTTTTTGTAAATAACAATAAAAAATATTGGATTAAATAATTTTTTTATTTTTTAAAACAAGAAAGGCGGTCTTTTAAATTTTAACTCCAAAGTCTCATAAATCTATTCCTATTCGTTGGAAAGGGGGTTAGTCAATTATACACATGCTACATATAACTCTACGTTGAAAGGAACTTTTACCATGTCCAGTAATCAAGTTCTAGAAGTAAAAATTGAAAATCTGCACAGAGAACTCAATTCTTTCAAAGAAGAAACAAAAGAAGACATCCGAGATATTAACTTAAGCATCAAACAAAGTGAGAAACTTTTTAATGATGCTATTGTGACTATGACCGAAAACATTACCAAGCTAACTACTATTGCTGACCAGCAACGTGAAGAGATGCGACAACAACGTGAGGAAATTAGGTTAATTCGAGAATCTAAGTCTTCTGAGATAAAAGTTTCTCAAGGTAATGATGAAAAGAAATGGTATCAAGAAACCACCAATAAGTTGATTATGCTGATTGGTTTAATCCTCTGTGTATTACTCGGTTTGAATGCATCTGCTGTGAATTTTTTAAAATAACGGAGGCTAATATATTTGAAAATAATTGAAAAACTACTTACCCCTAACGACTACTCCAGACCTCGTTTAAAAGTAAAAACGATCGAAGGAATTGTCATACATTGGGTAGCTGCACCTATGCAAAAGGCAATCAATACATGGGGATTTTTTGAGAATCGTAAATTTGGAAAAACAAACTATGGATCAGCTCACTACATTATAGATTTAAATGGTGATATTTTAAGATGTATTCCTGAAAATGAAATGGCTTATCACGTAGGTTCAACTACATACACTGCTTCTGCTTTGAAACGTTTAAGTACATATCCGAACAACTGCACAATTGGTATTGAATGTAACCACATAGACATGAGTGGAAAGATGACCTCTGAAACATATCAATCTCTCTTAGAATTTTGTGTGCAGCTATTGAAACGTTACAACCTAACTGAAAATGACCTGTGGTTACATAAAGAAGTTGTTGGCTGGAAGGATTGTCATAGATGGTTTGTAAACAACCCTGATGAGTGGACTTTATTTAAAGAGAAAGTTGGAAAAGCATTACACGGTGACACTTCTAAAAATACAACAACTATTACAAAAGAAAAGGTGGTATATATCATGTCAAAATACTTTAAAGACATTCCTGAAAAGATGAAATGGGTTTCTGATCCAGCAGATCGTTTGTATGAGAAAGGCATTGTACTAGGAGATGATAAAGGCAATTTACATCCAGATCAACCAGCTACTCGTGCTGAGGTAATTTCTTTTATTGACCGAGCAGTTGACTATGTTCTGAAGGAAGTTAAATAAGAAAGCAATAATGTAAAAAGGAGTATGATAAAATGAGTATTTTATTAGGTCAAATCGTATTAGATGTAGCTCATCTTCTACTGTTAGCAGTAGGAACATGGGCTATTTTTTATTTAGTTAAGTTTCTCAAAGGTAAAATCAAAAAAGAGCATGCACTACGTGCTGTGCAATACGTAGAACAAGCCTTTGTTCATTTGAAAGGGTCAGAGAAGTACAATGAGGCTGTTAAGTACTTTGTCGCTAGCATGGATCGAAAAAAAATTAAAGTAACCGATGAGGAAGTTAAAGGATTGATTGAATCTACTCTTCATGAATGGAAAAATGAATTGAACAAACAAATGAAGTAA